GTGGGCCCGCTGTCCCCATTACTGTCGAATATCCTGCTGACCGATCTTGATCGAGAGCTGGAAAGGCGGCAGTTGAAGTTCTGCCGATATGCTGACGACTGCAATATCTACATCGGCAGTGAAGGCGCAGGGCAACGGGCGATGGCGAACATCAGAGCCTTCCTGGAGGGTCATCTGAAGCTACGTATCAACGAGCAGAAAAGCGCAGTAGCACGGCCTTGGAAGCGAAAGTTTCTGGGCTACGCGATTACGATCTATCGCCAAGAGACACGGGTGCGACCTGCCCCCGAAAGCCTGCGAAGACTGATGGATCGAGTTCGTGAGTTGCTGCGCAAGGGGCGAGGACGGTCCTTGTCTCACACTATAGAGATGCTAAATCCCGTGTTGCGGGGTTGGGCAAACTACTTTCGGCTTACCGCGAACATGCGGATGCTGGAGGAACTCGATTGGTGGCTGCGTCGAAAACTACGTTGCCTGCTCTGGCGACAGTGGAAAACCCCGAAGACCCGCGAACGACGACTCATCTTGCTTGGGCTTAGGCCTGAGCGGGCGTGGAAGTCGAGTGTAAACGGGCGAGGGCCTTGGTGGAACTCGGCATCCAAACACATGAATCAGGCAGTACCGACGTTGTACTTCGCCAAAATGGGGCTGGTCTCGCTGCGCAGCACTGTGCAGGGACTCCAGCGTATTAGTTGAACCGCCGTATGCGGAACCGCACGTACGGTGGTGTGAGAGGGCTGAGGGAAAAAAAATCCCTCACCCTACTCGATCCTGGAGCAAACCCATGACCACTCCCCGCGGCGTGCGTAACCGTAACCCCGGAAACATCGATTTCAACCCCCGCAACGACTGGCAGGGCCAGATCGGCAAGGAGTCTGGCGGCCGGTTCGCCATCTTCGACACGCCTGAAAACGGCATCCGAGCCCTGGGCAAGCTGCTGATCAACTACCGAGGCAAGGACGGTATGCCCGGCATTGGAGGCAAAGGCATCGACACCGTGCTCGAAACCATCAACCGCTGGGCGCCGAGCAACGAGAACGACACTCAGGCCTACGCCGGCGCCGTGGCCAAGCGCATCGGCGTTCACGCCACCGACCCAATCAACATCAAGGACCCGGTTACCCTGCGCGGGATGGTTGTCAGCATCATCATCCATGAGAACGGTGGCAATCCGTACCCACCGGCGATTATCGATGAGGGCGTACGGCGGGCGCTGGTATGAAATGGATCGCCGCGTTACCGGCCTGGTGCTGGTGGTTGATCGCGTTGGTGCTAGTGGCTGGAGGCCAGGAAATACGCGTGGGAGCGGGAAAATCAGAGGCTTCGAAAGCGAGGTCTGAGCTATCCGACTACCGTCTGCTGGTTGCCGAGCGTGACCGGCGCGCTGCAGCACAGGCCAGAACCGAAGAACAGCGCCGCCAAGCCGTGGCGGACGAGGAGGGGGAGCGTGCACGACAGAAACTGGAATTGGCTCAAGGCCGCGCCGCTGCTGCTGAGTCTGCTGCTGGCGGGCTGCGGGGTGAAATCACCCGATTGCGGAACGGCCACAGAGCCACCTGCGACACCATCGCTACCCAGCAGCGCCAGGCAGGAATCTCTGCCGTCGTGGTGCTCGGGGGACTGCTTGAGGAAGCTGACAGAATGGCGGGAGACCTCGCGGAAGCGCTTGAGCGAAGTCGAATAGCGGGCCTGTCCTGCGAGGCGATAATGCGCAGGATGCAATCCACCAAATATAGGGTTTTCCGTGTTGATAACTGGAAAGCCGAGCCTTTTTCATGTAGATAGGGTCTGCCGAAGAACCCACATGGAGCAGCTCAGTGAACAAGTACGATTTTCAATATGACCAAGAGTCCTTCTCGGAGAGCTTCAAGCGTCAGGCCGAGAGCTACGATGCCGCTCTAAGAAAATTGTGGGCTGTCTTCGATAACTGGCCGGCATTCGCGGAAAAGGTGCTTGGAGGCAAGGCTGAGCTGTCGCTTGGCGCCCTGGGTGATCGCGTATCAGGGCACGTCCTTGGCAAGCGGTTTCAAATCGATTTCGCAGCCGTTTCATCTGAAGGGCTTGGACTCGTTGAAGCCGTCATTTCCGTTTCGTCAATTAAGGACGCGTCTCCCGTCGAGGTTGCGCGCTTCTTCAGCAGTCCTGAAGGAGACACTATCTCCGTTGCGAATGAGATTCTTATGACCAGCGACGATTCATCTCAGTCCAATGCTCTGCTGATCGCGGTAGTAACCAAGGTTATGCAAGCGTCACCATCCTTGTGACTTACTGAGTTACGTAGCGCAAACGGTCAGGAGGGTTATGTGACCCTTCACTGACCGAATTGAACTTAAAGGATCTGAAATTATCCCTCAATCGCTAAAGAACAAAATCCGATAGTTCCATGCTTGTTACTCCAGTGATCTGAATCGCGAACTCTGGACTGCTATCCGAATTTGTATTTCCGTAAAGAATGCCGCCGTCAAATTTAAGTTGTCCAGCCGCTGTAAAATTAGCTGCGCCATTGAAGATAGTGTGAAATGCATCATTGGCTATCGTAGCGGTGTTAGCGTCCAGCTTCGACAGGTCAATCTTGTCGCTGCCACGCTGAAAGTCGCTAATAACGTCCCGATTTGACATCGTAAGACCAGACTCGACGGTGGAGTTATAGACGAACACGTCCTTTCCGGCCCCGCCTGTAAGTACATCTTTGCCCAGCCCGCCGATCAAGCGGTCATTGCCCCCACCTCCTGATATGGTGTCGTTACCAGAGCCTCCGTTGAGGACGTTATTCCCACTGTTGCCGGTGAGCACATTGGCAAGGCCGTTGCCGTTCCCATAGATAGACGCAGTGCCCGTTAAGATAAGGTTCTCCTGATAATCGCCCAAGGTGCGGTTGATGCTGGAGATAATAGTGTCAATGCCGCCGTTGGCAGAGGTTTCGATAACCTTGTCGCTAAACCAGTCAACATAGTAGGTGTCATTCCCTAGCCCTCCAATCATAGTGTCTGAGCCAGCACCACCGTTGAGTACGTTGTTTCCGTCGTTACCTGTCAAGGTATTATCTAGACTGTTGCCATTGCCATAGATCGACGCAGTCCCTGTAAGTATGAGATTTTCCTGAAAATCACCCAGGGTTCGGCTGATGCTAGAAATTACCGTGTCAACGCCGCCGTTTGCAGAGGTTTCGACAACTTTATCGCTGAACCAGTCGACATAGTATGTATCATTTCCCATCCCGCCAATCATGGTATCTGAACCAGACCCGCCGTCTAGCACATCATCTCCGTTGCCTCCATCTAACAAGTCGTCGCCTGCCATTCCTTTGATGATGTCTCTGCCGTTGCCGCCAACTACCCAGTCAGCGAAGTGGCCTCCTACGAATGAATCGTCCCCAGATGTCAGAACAGACTTGCTAGACACCATCAGAACGGTCGTGTTTATGCCAAGGTCAGCTAATTCACTCGGAGAATATGACCGGGCGTTACCCTGAAAGTCTTGAATTACAATGCTGGTGATCTTGTATATTCCAGATGGGTTGCTGCCAGCAATGCCCCACGTTTGAACTGATGAGCCGTCAGCCCAAGAATCACCTACTCCTGAGTTCAGAAGAAAATTGTATTTCTCGGTTGGAATCCCATCAATCGAGTATGAATACGAAATGGTTTTATCAAATATAACCTGTATATGCTTGATGCCAGATCTGTCATCTGAGGCGGTTCCCGCAATAGTGAGTGTACCCATTCCTGACGAAAGGTCGACTACAGTTGGGATTGTCAGTGACTTGAGCTGCGGTGATGTGCTGTCTGTAACTGAGTTTATAAAGTTGATGCTTGTGTTCACGCCGATTTTAGCTAGTTCGCTAGCAGAGTATGATTTAGTGTTGCCTTGAAAGTCTTTAATTATGACTTCAGTAATATTGTATGGTCCAGGTGGGTTGGTGCCAGCAACAGCCCATGTTTGAGATGATGAACCATCCGCCCATGAATCGCTAATCCCAGAGTTGAGAAGGAAATTGTATTTTTCAGTGGGGTTTCCATTAAGTGAATAAGAGTATACAAGATCCTTGTCAAATATAATTTGAACATGCTTAATTCCGGAGTAGTTATCCGAAGCAGTTCCGGATATCGTTAACTCGCCAGCTCCTAAGGAAAGGTCAATCTCAGTGGGGATTGTCAGCGATTCTAGTTGCGGCGCGGTCGTGTCCTCGGTTGAGTTGATAAAATTGATGCTGGTGTTTATTCCCATCTTGGAGAGCTCGCTAGCTGAGTAAGTGCTAGTGTTGCCCTGAAAGTCCGAGACCAAGACCTCAGTAACGTTGTACCTGCCGGATGGGTTCGTGTCAGCGATGCCCCATGTCGCAGATGAGTATCCATCTGACCAAGAGTCGCTGATTCCTGAGTTCTGAAGAAAGTTGTACTGTTCAGTAGGCTTTCCGTTCAGCGAGTATGAGTATGTTAGCGTTCTATCAAAACGAATCTGAACGTTCTTGACGCCGGAGCTATCGTCAGAAACCATCCCGGCTATAGTTAATTTAGCCATGCCTGAGTAAAGGTCTATTACGGTGGGGATTTCTAGCGATGACAGTTTTGGTGCGGTGGTGTCGACTACAGAACTCATTTATATTCATCCATGGCTTTGGTGAGATTTACTGCTCTGGAATGTCGTGATGGTGCGCTTGAAAGCCTGAGAAAAACTTTTGTACTAATAGCTAAGCATTTGTTCAAACTCTGCACCCAAAAGAAGCATTTCCATTTTGAGTGTGTCGAGTGATGGCATAATCATAGCGCGCCTGAGTCAGCGGCTGCTACTCTGCCTCATGCCCGCGCTGGCGAAGCCTTTGCCTGGCTTTCTAGGTGGTGTGCAGTGGTTGGTGCGCCCTGTACGTTCGCCGACACATGATGGCGACTCCATCCGCTCAGCGTAGGACGGTGAAGCGCCAGAGCGCAGATTTCCACACCGGCAACCGTCACAGTGAGCCACTCAGGCGCTTGGCCATGCAGGCCAAGAGGTGCGACGCCAAGCTTGATGGTCAGCTCAGCGCTGCGTGATGGTGAGGCTAATCGCATAGTCCAGCTCGGTATGAGCATCAATGGGATCTAGGAAATTAAAGTGTGCAGTAGGCGTAGCCCTGGTGGTGCAGGTCGGAGTGATGGCTGGTAGACCTAGCCTGCATCCCCGGGCAAAAAGTCGTGGTAGACTGCGGTCCATTTTGTCTTCACGTAAGTATGGATGCCACGGAACCTATGCAGGAAAATAAATTGCGTGCAGTCCTCGAGGTCTGTAAAAGCAGCTTCATTTCAATTGGACTATTTAGCGCGTTCGTGAATGTCCTCGCGCTAACGCCGATTTTCTACATGATCCAAATAACCGGTCGTGTAGTAACTTCGAGTAGCGCTTCAACACTAGTGATGCTCACGCTAATTCTCACCGTGCTCTTATTTACAATGAGCTCGCTGGAACTGGTACGATCGTTGATCCTAGTGAGGATTGGCAATCGAATGGATGCCCTGCTCTGTAGAGACTCATATCGGGCCAGCTTCAAGCATGCATTAACTAGTGGTGGCGCAAACTCTACAGCCCAGTCATTAAATGACTTAGGTGCACTTAGGCAGTTGTTTGGCGGGACGAGCATATTCACTTTCTTTGATGCGCCATGGTTCCCAATCTATACCGCAGTTATGTTCCTTTTCCATCCTTGGTTTGGCTGGCTGACCGTAGGGTCAGGCTTGGTTCTGTCAATTTTGGCCTACCTGAACCATCGTCACACAAGTAATCACCTGGCCGAGGCCAACAAAGAGAACGTAACCTCTAACCTCGCAACGGTTAAAGTGCTGCGTAACGCCGAAGTTATCGAGTCAATGGGCATGCTTGAAACCCTGATGAGTCGGTGGGTTAAGAGCAAACGAAAGATGCTGGCATTGCAGTCAAAGGCCAGTGACAAAGGTGGCGTGGTTAGCACAATTGCAAAGACCTATAGAATCTGGTCTCAGTCTATCATGCTCGCCATGGGCGCTTACTTGGTAATCACCCAGCAGCTGGATGCTAGCTATCTTATGGCTGGATCGCTGCTGCTAGGCAAGGCTCTTTCGCCAATAGACCAGATAATTAACAACTGGAAAACTATTGTCGTTGCCAAGGTCCAATATGACCGTCTGAACAAGGCCCTTGAAGAGCTCAGTGCCGAACCTGAGCGTATGATGCTGCCCCCGCCGAAAGGTCAGATCCAGGTCGAGAATTTGATGGTTGCTCCCCCTGGAGCTAAGGCCACAGTTCTCCGAAATATCAATTTCACTGTGCCGGCCGGCTCAATCGTTGGCATCGTCGGCCCAAGCGCAGCAGGAAAATCTACGCTGGCGCGCGCTCTGATGGGAATATGGCCCCGCCAGCACGGCGTGGTACGCCTCGACGGCGCAGACATCAGCACCTGGGACAAGCAAGAGCTTGGGCCTTATGTCGGCTATTTGCCGCAAGATATCGAGCTATTCGAGGGATCAATCAGCGACAACATTGCCCGTTTCGAGGTGGCTGACCCGGAAAAAGTCATGCAGGCGGCGCAGCTCGCTGGCGTGCATGAGATGATCCTGATGCTTCCCGATGGATATGACACCGTAATCGGCAGCGATGGGGTTAACCTCTCTGGCGGTCAACGCCAGCGCATCGGGCTTGCCCGGGCAGTCTATGGGGCTCCGCGTCTTATTGTGCTCGACGAACCTAACTCCAACCTCGATGAAGTAGGTGAGCGGGCGCTGGGCGTTGCCTTGCAGAAACTGAAGGAGTCCGGTTCAACGGTCTTCATTGTTTCTCACCGGCCAAACATCCTGAGCCACTTGGATCGGATCATTGTGATGTCGGGCGGAACTGTTTCCCTCTATGGGGAGCGTGACAAAGTTCTTGCCCATCTAGCCCAGCAGCAGGCCGCGGCACAGAAGCGTGCTGCCCAGCCGTCTGCCACAGTTGTGCCCATCGCTCCAGATACTGCATCTGCATCAGGCTGACAGCACTGGGCTGGTGTATAAAAAACGAAGCCCTGGATGCTGGTGTCCAGGGCTTCTAGCTAGCTTGGTCCCTATGAATGGCAAGCTAGCGTGGCCAAATGGTATCAGCGAGAGGCTATAGAGTCATCAGCCGTTCCCGTTCTGCCTGCCACCAATCCGCCCTATAATCTGCTGTTCAACTGGGCAGGGCATCGCATTTTGGACAAGCGCACCTTTATCGGAATGGTCGAGGCCGGCGAGCCGCTGATTCAGCAGGCTGTCGACGCCATGCGGGAGTATCACCAGGCCCAGGATCGCGGCGCGCCGGCGGAGGAGGTCGAGCGCCTGTGACTGCTCGCCGAGTCGTTGTTCCAGGCGGTATCCGACTACCAGCTTCGTGCTGTTGCCAAGGCTCGAGGCAAGGAGCTGCCGCCTCTTCACTGATCCGCTGATCGGCAATTGCCCACGATCAGGTCCGCCTATACGATACTGTTTTTTTATACAGTGTCGGTGCCCCTATGTATTTCCTTCTCGTTCGACGCCGCGAGCATGGTGCAGCCATACCCTCTGACCATCTCCGCAAAATTGAGCCCCTCCGCGCAGATGTGCACATCGGTGACCACCACAGTGAGCCGCTGGGCCGGGTATCGACACAGGCCTGGGTGTTTAACCCCACGCCAGGGCCTGATGTGATCCCCCGGCTGCATGACGCGAAGGTCAATGGGATGGCCCAGCTAGGCATCAACATAAACGGGGTGGAAGAGGTCGACGGCGTGCTGTATGCGCAGTCCTGGTGGTGCAGGGCAGAATGATTGCCGGGATACCGCAGGCTTGGCTGGATGAACTGAATGACCATTTTGCCTTGGTCACCGATCCCGAAGGCCGCTCCGCGGTGCTGGATGAGATGGCGTATGCCGCCCATCGCAGGGGCGAGGTCAGTGCAGAGCATCTGGTCGACATGTTGGAGCTGTCCGAGGCCGCAAAGGCTTGGGGCTTGGTGGAGATCGATGAGGCGTATCACATCGGCCTGTTCAGTTATGAAATTTCGAGTAAATGGGATGGGGACAATCCAGGACGGATCATCATAGGCAGAACGCCTGGGTGGGGGTGTTGATGCTGTCTAAAACTGCTCGAAAGCTTCTCGATTTTACTGGGTGAAAGTCGCTGAAACTGGGCGAACCTTATTAGACAGGTCAGATGCACAGGCCGCTTGTGGCGCGGCCTGAGGCTCGAATCTCACACTACTGCTGCATTACTGGCAGTCAAAGGTGACGAGGTGCTGGTCCGTACTGGTTTGCAGCGATTCCACCAAATCCACATCGGAGTCCTTCCAAACCGTTTCATCTGTTTTTTCGAGTCTCGCGTGCACCGAGCCTGCGTATTCAGAATGCTTTGCGGTCATGACGCAGTCATCAGGCTCATCATGCCTGGTCAGCCCTTTGAAGTCGTCTTTCTCACTTCCCCTCACCCAACCGTGTGGAGTCAGATGCCATTCAGTCCACTCATTGCTAGCTGCCATGTGGTGATCCTCCTTGGTGTGAAAAGGCACTGTGGCAACTATTCCTATGGCCCGCAAGTGCTCCAAAATCGATTCCAAAACTGAAACGCCCACCCTTGCCGTATGCGGCTTGTAGCCGTGCCGTTTCGTCTTTGTTTTGGAATCGATATTGCCCCAGACGCCGCACGGATAAGGCGCTTATATCACGGTCTTGAAAACCGTTGAGCAAAACCCACACTGGGCGCAGCTCCTGCTGCGCGACTCGATTTCGGCTCCCTTCGAACGACTGCCTTTGACCCATAGCTGCCAGTGAGGATGCTCGGATCGCACCTCGTGGTGGTAGTCAGTCAGGATGGTTGGCGGTTACCTCGACATCGATCCTGCTCGCAATGGGACTAAACTTTAGCCTGCATATATTCGTTGGCCGAGTGAGGGATGTGGCGATGAAGGTTACGGGTAAAGCCTTGGTTGAAACCGTTACGGATGTTGTGTGCGATGTCTGCCTGCTCACTACGAAAGGAAAGAGCGGTGGGTTTCAGTTTGGCATGCTGCAAGCACATTGGGGTTACGGTACGCAGCATGACGGCGAGCGCTATGAGGTACACCTTTGTGAGTGATGCTTCTTCCAAAGCCATTGCTAATCTCAGAGAGCAACGCCGAGGGCAGACCATGTTTCGCGACGACGTTGAGATTCTAGAAGATGATTTCGGCGTCGCCACAGACGATTTTTTCGGCGACACCGTCCGAGGCTAAACGGTATGTGAACCTTGCTGTCCATTAAGCCCTCCGGCTGATAAATCATTGCTAGGCCTCCGCCTTAGTAATCTGCCATTGCGTCTCCTTTTGGCCGGCTTCTGTCACTCCTAATTGGTAGAGCTCAGCTAGTTCCGGGCTCATCAGTGCTTGGACGACGAGAGGGCGGCGTTGCGACACTCAAAGGACAAGCATGTCCATCTCCACACTAGGGAAACTAGGCCAACTGGAACTGCCCACGGAGCTGCAGCGCAAGTCGCGATCGCCATTGCTCCACGACCAGCCCCGCTAAGTCTGCCAGGTTGCTGTCAGTTGAATTCATGATGGCATGGACGGCGGAGAGCAGGTTATCCGCCAAATCTTGTTCGGGGCTCATTCCTAGTGTGCGGATAAGAGTGATTGTGTCTTGCGATTGCCCTGACGCGCCGTGCCAGTCCTTCGGCCACTCAAAGCGGTGTTTATAATAATTTGCAGCTCCGTTTGCGATCGCGACGTAGCTCAGGCTTGACCTCGAATCGAGATCAGCCTCCAACGACATCACGACGTTCTTATTTATCTTCTGTCCGTTTAGCTCGTAGATCCGCTTTACAATCGAAACCGTCTCGGTGATGGCCGCCTGAATAAGTACAAACATGGCCCCGAGCAGTACACCGGCCTCGTCGTATATTAGCTCCGCTGGGTGATCCCAGAATTTTCTCCCCGGATGGCCTATCTCCCGGAGGCGATCAGACCAAGCATCGAGTGCTTGTTTAGTTAACTCCGCGTGCGATCGGATTACGCTGGAGAGGGGAAACTGATCGAGCTCGTCTTCTAGCTCCTGCACCAATCTCAATATCTGCGTTTGCTTGTCCAAGATGTCCTCCTATGCAGATGGGCATTATAACGTTAGCAGAGTCCAATGCGCCTCGGTGTATGCGTACAGGGAGACTGTGTCTGGTCGAATCTGCTCTCCCTGGATGACCGCTCTTGGCCGATAGCAGCCCTCCGCCAACGGCGGCTCTGGGTCGAAGGCTGACAGTAAAAGCCGCTACCAGTTGATACCAATTTTGATACCACTGATGGGGAAATGGGGGGGAGTGGAGGGGGCTTTAGCCCAGCAAAATCAATCCCTTAGCACCGCCAGACACCCCTCAAAAACTGCATGGTGATGCTGGCGATAGAGATCAGCGTCCTTCCTGCTGGCCCTAGGACTGGCTCCAATGCGTCCCGCACTCGGCTGAAGGCTGACTTGTCGCCCAGTCATGCACTCAGCGCTCTATGCAACAGAGCCAACGCCCGTTAGGCTGCGCAAAACCCAGGCTGGAGGTCGCGTGTTTTCGTTTGCAAAACGCTCGAAAAGTAAAGATTTTGGCCCGCGAGATGATGGTATATATCTAACAAAATCATATTGTTATGTGAGTCTCGTCCGCTGCATGGGGTGCAAGGGGTCGAGTGTTCGAATCACTCCGTCCCGACCATATATTTCAACGACTTAGCCACCTTCGGGTGGCTTTGTCGTTTTTGCATGTGGGGAGTTTTTCGGGACTTCATCCGATTTTCCTCTTCAAGATCGTCAACACCGGCCCGCGAGAGTCAGTTGTTGATACCATGTCCGCAGCCTCAATCAGCTTGCCCAGCTCAGCGCCGGAGTAGTGGCTGGTGATGCTGCCGTTCTTGTGCCCGAGCAGTGACTTCCGATCCTCTTCCGTCACGCCCGCGGCGCGCAGCCTTCGACCGAATGTATGTTTGAGGTCGTGGATGCGAATTGATGCGTACCCAGGGTGAGCGGGGCGAAGGTTTTCCTCCTGCCAGAGTTTCGCCGCTCTCACCCGTGCCTTCTTCCATGCCGAGTCGTTCATCCGTTGCATCGCGGTGCCGTTGTATGGAAATACCCATTCCTTGCTGATCCCGCGCTGCCTTTCAATAATCGACTTGGCCACGTTGTTCAGCACCACTAGGCGCTCGTCGCCATTCTTTACGCCCGACCGGGCGTGTCTCCCGCCGAAGTCAGCAGGGATCAGGAAAACACTGGTACCCAGTTCCGGCACCGATATCTCCCAATCCCACCTCAGCTTGCACACCTCCTGCTCCCGGCAGCCCGTGTTTACCTTGAACAGGGCCATCGTTTGCAGGTGGCCCGGTAACTCGTTGAAGAGGATCGACTGCTCTTCCCATGACATTGGGTAGGGCTTACGGCTCGACTTCTTCTCTTCGAGCTTCCTCAGCATGGGCACACTGTCCAGCCATGGCCGGCGATCATCGTCTCGCCACTTCCTGGCGCAGAGCGTCAAAACCCGGACCGCGCGCTCGATGGCGATGTTGATCGTTCGGTTGCTCACGGCCTTTTCAATGGTCCCATCCGGCAGAACCTTTTCTGTCTGCCGATCCCTGATGAACGGCTCCAGCGCCTGGTCATCGATATGCGTCAGCGGCAGGTGGCCCAGGTATGGGTGAAGCTGCTTCATGCACAAGGCAGTTAGGTGAATGGATGGCTGATCCTTGACCTCAAGGAGGTAGCGCATTGCCGCCTCCTCCCAGGTGTGCACCTGCCGAACGCCATACACCTTCCTTTGGCGCAACTGCTCGAGCTTGTGGATCAGGTACTGCTCTGCTTCTTCCCGGTCACCAGTTCCAGTACTCTCTCGAATTCGCTCCCCTTTGTAGACTTTGTCGATTTGCCAGACACCGCCCTTCTCGTAGAGGCCGGTGATCGTTTTTCGCGCCATGTATCATCTCCTCGGCGCTCGCTGCGGGGCCGATTGTTGTCCTCTCCGGTGGCTTTTTCAATCGCCTTGGCCTCGATGTAGGCGTCCGCCCACTCATCAAGCTCCTGGCGGTCAAAGGCCACACCCTGTTTTCCGATGGGGAATTCCCGCACGTTCGGCCTGACCGTCTTGTTGAACTCATCCCGGCACATGCCGAGATACCCAGGCGCATCGCCGAACCGGATGAACCGCGGCTGAATGCTTGAGGGCTTTGCTGCTGTGGCATTCGCCATGTCTTTCTCCATGCCCTTCAGGCCGTGAAGTGGTGCCAGACCTTCGCCGCGCGGGCGGCTTCTTCGGTGCGGAACATGATTTCTTTGGTGCCCGGCCAGCCCTCGGCCGTGTATTCCACCGATACCCACCAGGCGCCGAACTTGCGGTACGGCTCGCCGAGTATCTTCGTGACGTAGCAGTCGATCAGGTTCATGGATGGTCTCCTAGCTCAGTCCCAGTCGTGAGTGATCTTTGGGTTAATAGGTGGTGTGCACTGGAGGGTGGCCAGGTCAAGCAGAGTGAAATGGCCATCCATCCAGCCGGCAGTGTCGATGTGGTAGACGTTGCCCAGGACGGCCGGCTGCCGCAGCGGGGTGTGGCCGCATACAAGGGCGCGCAGGCCTTCTACAACCGCTTTGTCGCCATCCTGAATTCGGCTGCGCGACCACATGCAGGTGTTCTGCGTCAGCCTCAGCTGCTTGGCAGTCTCCGGCGCTTCAAGCGCGGCCCGCAGCTGATCCCAAGACGGGAATGGGCAGTCAGCGTGCACAACACCGACCAGGCCGCCCGGTGTTTCCACCTCGATGGCGATCGGCAATTCGCGGAACTGGGCAGCGAACTCTCGCTGTTCATCCCATGGCAGCCCAGCGAACCAAGAGCCACCGTTGTATACCCAGTTGTCCACGTCGCAGGTGTCGAACCGGCAGACGTAATCGTCGTGGTTGCCGCGCACCGGGTGGAACCATGGCTTGGCCAGCCAGCCGAGTACATCACGGCACTCGGGGCCTCGATCGACCAAGTCGCCCACGCTGAACAGCCGGTCAACTGCCGGATCAAAGCCAGCTGCGTCGAGGGCAGCCTGCAGCCGGGTGAAGTGCCCGTGAATATCGCCTACCGCGAAATCGCGGCCAGCCGTGTTTGCGGCGAAGCGCTTGATGCGCACCACCTCGATGTTTTCGAGCATCGGTGTCTCCACGCCGCCGGTGGCGGCAGGTTGGTGGTCAGGCCAGGTCAGCCAGGGCGAAAACGATCCCGCGGCAATATGGCTCTTCGTCTTCCACGACTTCGAAGGTGGCGTGCGGGATCTCGGTTTTGTAGGTCCAGCTGTAGCCGTCCTCCTTACACCACAGGGCCTCGATCGATTTGGCCGACTTCTGTCGCTGCACGTACTCGGCGAGCTCCTCATCGCCATCCAGGCAATCGCGATCAGGGAGGACGCCATCTGCATCGACGAATGCGGTGCCACCGTCGTAGCAGCCGATCTCCTCACGCCGGGCGCCGTAGAATTCCATCAGGTCGTCGCTGGCTCCGCAGAGGATCACCAGGCCAGCACTCTGTGCTGCGACGATCAGCGCGCCGGGGATGCGGGTCGGGTATTCGAGGCCGTTCAGTTGGGCGGCCAGTTCTTCTTTCGTCATGGCAATAGCTCTCCATGCCCGCGGTTGGCGGGCTTGAGTTGTTGGGGGGGTTAGGCTTCTGGTTCGAAGCAGCGTTTGTAGCGCGCGCGGTAATCGTCGCGCTCCAGGTTGTCATGCAGCTCTTGCTCGCGGCCGTCGGCCCACATCTGCTGATGGCGCTTATTGCATGTGAAGCCGGTATCCGACTCGCTTTCACCGTCGACCCACTCCAGCCATTTGCAGGTGTTGCAGTTCTTGCTCATCGCGGCCCCCTTGCGATCAGGTAGGCCATGTAGGCGAGGGCGATCATGGAATCAGCTCCTGTGGAACTTTGATGGTTTCGCCGCGGGCGTGGTGCACTACAGCGCGGGCTGCAGCTTCTGCCCGGGTGTCGCCGGGCTGGCGGTCCAGCGGATGACCTGACACGCAGGCCAGCCATGGCCAGCTGTAGCCGCGATCAATCCACATGCCGTGCTTCTGGATCAGATACTCGCCGGTCGCGTCGTCGATGGCCTGGCCGCCCAGTGGCAACTGAAGCTGGCCGGCCGCCGCCGGTATTGGGCCGTCTACCAACTCGACTGCCCAGAGCAGCGCCTTGCCGGATAGGTCGCAGGTTTGCACCTTGATCAGGCCTGGCATGATTCCACCTGCTTGCGGTAGCCGGCGTCATACAGCGCTTCGCAATCAGCCCGATTCACGCCGAAGCCAGTTGCCGCGTGCATAGTCTCGGCCATCTCCACAATGGCTTTCTCTCGCTCTTCCGCCTTGATCTGCTCGGGCGTGCGGACGGGGCGGAAGATTGAGGCCCACAGCAGTGTCCCCCAGCACTCTGGCGTCCCGGAAACGAATGCATGATCGCTGTTTCCGTGCATGAGCACCTGACCAGGCCACCACAGGTCGCGCTCAGCGTCGTACGCCTCGCAAACTGATCCAACTGGCGGAAGACCTTCACCATCCCAGCGCGCCGGTCGCGGCGTGATGTACTGAACCTGGCCGCGCGTGAAGTTGTGCCGGTTATCGCCGGTGCCGCCGCCATACGGATAGTCGCGATCCTCGGCGCCGACCACCGCGTACTGGTCCATGTTGATCCACACTTCGGTGATGCCGTGGTGGGCGACCAGACCGTGCCCGTCTGCCCACTCGGGCGCCTTGCTCCAATCGATCTTTCTCACAGCTCATACCTCTCATCAATCCAGCGCCCAGGCGCCAGAGCGGGTGTAGGTTCGGGTTGGGTTTCGTGCGGGGAGAGCTGGCGCTCGTTGTCGGCCTGCAGTTGGCTGTCGGGGATGCAGCTGATGCCGACCCCATTGAGCAGGTAGCAGGTGACGCCGCGCTGGCTGTCGTGCTGCACGTCGATGACGTTCTCGGTTGCGCTGGCACCGGTGGCCAGCAGCAGGAGGCAGAGGGCGAGTCGGGTCATGGCTTTGCCTGCTTAGTTGCGCGCCGCTTCTCGAAGAAGGCGTAAACCTCTTCCAGGCCTGCTTCGATAGCAACGATCTCGCGATCAAAATAGGCCTGGGCCTGGGTCTCGTCTTCAGGCGGAAGCTCGCCTGGTCCGGCCAGGCCGTTCCAGATCCACTGCATACCCCTTTCTGCGCCTTGGCCGTGCTGCCACTCGATCACCGCTCCGCGCATGCCAAGCAAATAGCGGCCAAACAAAAGATCGAGCTCTTTGATGCGCATGCGCGCGCCTTCGTAGTTCTCGCGCGATGCCTTGAGCTCATCAATCAGGGCGCATACCACAGCAGGATCAGCCAGAGATAAGTAACGTTCATCGGTTCCCAGCAGGTCGGCATCTTCGACCATTCCCCTCCAGCCGTGGGAGCGGATCACATCCTCGGCAGCGGCCTTGGCGGCGACATGCAGGGCGTCCAAATCGATGGAGTCGAGAGCAGTTTTTTCTACAGGCACGGTCGTTCCTTGGCCGCCATATCGCGGCAGTGAGTTGTACAAGTGGTTGGGTTCGGTACAAGAAAATCGGCCGGTGGTCCGATTCAGTTCTCAAGCTGCGATACCGAGATTGCGTCTCGCCTCGCTTTGGCTATGGTGAGAGTTCACCCGTGGCATACAACTAAAATCGTAGGAGGTCGACATGAGGATTCGCGGTGAAGTTTTCTGGGAGTGGGCTGATCCAACGCTTCACCACCGAACTCATGACGAAGAACTCGAGGATGGAACGGTCATTGATGTTCAGGTGCGATTGTCGCGGACGGGTAACACGCAGATGTTCATTGGGGTATATGCCGCGAGTGGCATGGCCCTTCACGAAGAGGCTTTCGATTCCAGACCTGGCGAGTCAATGACCAGGGCGCTGGCCTGGGGAGTGGGGCGGGCTCGCCGGATCGCCACCGATACCCAGCCGAAATTCGATAAAGTCGCCTGCTCGAAATAGAGGGGACAGGGGCTACAGCTGAGTGGAGTACAAATGTGCTCTAGGTGCCGGGACGGCTCTTGAAGGCGAGCCAGATGTAGTGCCGGCCCTTGGCGCTGATCTTGATTTTGTCCTTCTGCCTGTTCCAGCTGATAAGCCGAAGCTCTTCGAGGATGCAGGTGATGGTGTGGCCCTGGTGCCAACCGGCCAGAGCCTTTATGCAACCTTGAGCCAGCAGCCCCCGGTGGTCGTCATGGCCGAAGTTCGTCCCGGCGAAGCAGTTCTGCATTTGCTCATCGCTGACCAGGTCGGTAACGGCATTGATCTTCGGGTCTCGGCGGTAGCAGGTATGCGTCATAGCTTTCGCTCCAGAGCGGCGCGGGCAACTGAGCCATCCTCGATGAAGTCCGGCTCTTCACCGCACCAGAGAATGTTCAGCGGCTCGCCGCTTACGGTGTCCCAGTTACCACTCTCGAAATGGTAATGCTCGCGGTCGGCGTAGAAACTCAGGGCAGCGCGCAGACGGTCAACCTCGCCGGTATCGATCATCGGCCCGAACGGGATAATTGGCTTGCCAGTTGCCACCGCATCCCTCTCTGCCTCTTCTTTGGTCCACCAGATGGCAGTACCAACCATCCAGGCAACAGGGTCTGGGTGAGGCTGTGGTGCTGACTGGGCCAGTACATCGCGCAAGGCGTCATGCGGTATGCCGAAACCCGCCTCGAAGCACGCCTGCATGGCTTGCTCCACAAGTTCTCGCTTGACGCTTACCATCTCGGTGTTGCTGGATCGGTTTTCTGTGGGCATGGGCAACTCCGTATCAGGCGGCTTTCGATTCAGGCTGCCAGTCGGACCAACCGATCCTTGGCATCTTGGTCTTAGGGTTCATGATGGGATTGCCCTTCGCGTCAGTCATCGCGCAACGGGCCCGGATGCGCAGGTCTCGGCATTCTCCGGAACGCTTGGCCAGGTCGATGAACTGTTGGGCGTACTGGGGGGCGTCGAACATGTTGCTGAGCTGCTTCACCTTCTCGCCGCTCATGAGCTTTTCGACGTACTTCGCCACTGCCTCCTCCCACTGAGCGGGCGTCAGCTGGATTGAGGGTCCGCCCGGCTTGCCAGGCTTGCTGGTTTTTACGCGCTTCTTGGCCTCGGCCAGCGCTACATCACGGGTCATGCCGAACACTGCGAATGTGGTCATAGTGATCTCCAGGCAGGCGCCGCCCTCGCCGGGGAGGCGTTATCGTTGAATAGGGGAAGGCGCTGGCGGGCAGCGCCGGATGGTCAGGCGGGGATGATCGCGACGCAGGTGTTGACCATGGTGCCGGAGGTCTTAAACGAGGCGTCAGGCAGGTTGACGATGCTTCCGCTGCGCGCAGAGACAATGCCTCGGAAGTCACGAGACAAGGCGTCTTCGCGGAAGATAACCCCGGTCGGCATGATCGCGACCAGCAGGCCGCGCAGCTTGAGGAAATTCAGCGCGTGTAGCACGTGGTGAATGTCGCTGCGCTTCTTGTCGAACGGTGGGTTCATCACGACGCGGTCATAGATCGGCTCAGGCTCGATGCTGAGGAAGTCGGCGCAGCGCACGGAGCGGAAAGGCAGTTGCTCCAGGTGCTTTGCGTTATCCGGCAGAAGCTCGACGCAATCCACATCCAAGCCGGAAATGGCCAGGGCGCTGGCAATGGCGCCTCGTCCCGCCGAGGGCTCCAGTGCGGACATCCCCTTGTCCAGCTGAGCGAGCTCCAGCAGCCTATCAACCACAGGTCCAGGGGTTGGGAAGAAGCCGAAGTCCTGCGGTATCGCTACCTCACCAGTGAGGATGATGTTCTCGATCGCTTCGGCAGCGTCATCGGCGAACAGGTGGGCCTTGGCCTTGGTATTCCACTTGCCGCCGGCAGCCTTCAGCGTCTTGTCCAAGCGAGCATACAGGCCGCGATCCAACTGACCGCCAGTGATGAACAGCTTGTTGCCTTCGGTGCGAGCGGCGCTGAGCAGCGCCATGACTTCGGTGTCGACCTTCATGTGTTTCTCCTGGGTGCGCGAGGCCCTGCCTGGGTCGCGGCATGGTGGCAATTTGGTTTGGGATGGGGTATGAATGCTGGCGATACAGGGCGTGAGACGAAAAAATGTACCAAGCGCAATACTGGGTTGAGCTTCAGGCTTTGAAGGCTCACGTCTGCTATTTGAGCCTCTACCAGTTGAGGTCAGAGGCATATGAACGTTGGATCGGGATCATTCTGGCGGTCGCGTCCTCCAGTAGTATTGCTGGCTGGGTGATTTGGCAGCAGTACGCGTTCATTTGGGCCTGCTTCATTGCGAGCAGCCAGGTCATTTCGGTCGCTTACAAGTTCCTGCCTTTCAAGGAGCGCATCAAGCCGCTTCGAACTGCGGGAATCGAGCTAGGTTTACTCGCGGATGAAGCCGAGCGCCGCTGGTTTGACGTAGCTGAAGGGGAGCTTACGGAGAAGCAGATCAATGAGACCCGCTTCGAAATTCGCAAGCGCAAATCCGCAATCATGCAGTCGGCCTTCAACGGAATGGTGATTCCTGAGATTGAATCGCTGATGTCGAAGGCTGAGGACCATATGAGAAAGTATTTCAAAAGCCATTACCCGGAGCTAAGCAATGACTGATAAGCGACCACCTCAACCTGCCCGCCCTGCTAACGGGAACAACGGCCGTATTCATGTAAACGAGGACAGAAACCTTCCCCCGGTGAGTAACACGCTTCCAATGCCGAAGGTTAAGCCACCTAAGAAGGACTAGATGGGTAGAGAGCGTGAGAAATGCCGCGCTCACTCAGCGTCGCACAACAAGCGCCTGTCCTCCTTTGCTTTAAATAGCTCAAGCTTCCGCGCCACAGCCGGTGACACCGTGATTTCGTGGCGCGGAGGTGTTAGCAGTGGCAGCGCGCCGCCCGGGCCCAGCCCATGCAGGTGATGAATCATCAGCGTCATCGCCTCGCCCTGTTCCTCGATCCCGGCCCACTCCATCAGCTCCAGCAGGGCCTGTTTAGTCCCTGGTCGAACCTTCAAGCGCAGGTCTTCTTCCTGTAACCGTGCGGCTTTGGCGCGGCGCTTCTCGTCGCGCTCCTTGGGTGACATCGCCATACGGTACCTCCTTGATTCCGCTGGGCGGGATGTGTACATGCAGCTGGCGGCGACGCTGCTGCGTGAGCTTCTGGATGCGTCTCATGGGTGGCACACCTCAATGGGCGTTTTCTTCGTCGAGCCAGACGGCATAACCACCAGTAGACGCTTGTTTCCTCGGTATACGCCCCAAGGCTGACCAGTGGATCTGGCCATGGCTGCCGCGTATTTCACGGCGGGCACAGGCTGAGACATGGTGGCGATCATGCGCCCGCCAGGTGGTGGAGCGGGGCGAAAGGGATGTCGTCGTCGAAGCTATCGTAGTCCGGCCCGTTTGTGCCTTGCTGGCTCTGTTGCTGGGCAGCAGGGCGCTGCGGTGTTCGCTGTTGCTGCTGGCGTGGCTGCTGCGCGGGCTGGTTGCCCTGGGCTTGCTGAGGCGGGCCGCCGGCGAACTTAATGATGATCACTCGGCCGGTGAGCTTCACACCTTGGGAGTGATCGGACTTGGTGTAGGTCTCGACGTGGGCGTCGTCGATGGTGAAGTGCACTTGCTGGCCTTTGACCAGGTACTGGGCCATGGCCTCGGCCTGTTTGCCCCAGAGCGTGGCGTCGACCCACTGGGTGGGGCGCTTGCCATCGTTGCCCTTGCGGCCGTATTCACAGGCGATGGCGATGTTGCACACGGGGTCGCCGTTGGGCGTGTAGCGCAGTTCAGCGTCGCGGCCAATGCGGCCGATGTCAGTAAGAGTAGGCATCGTGATTCCTTGGGTTATGCGGCCGCGCCAAGCACCTTGTTCATGCGCTCGTCGAGGATTTCGTAGAAGGTTTTCACCCGTTCGGTGAGCTTGCGGATCATCACTTCGTCGCGGTACACGCGCTTGACGAAGAGAGGCATGCCGGGCCAGTAGCTGATGAAGTCCAGCCATTCACGCTCCGATACCCACAGGCCGCCCTGGCACTGGGCGACGTGTTCTTTGGGTACTTCACCGTTCAGGATGACGCTGACCTGAAACTTGGGGAGCTTGGTCTTGATCTCGGTCAGCCCCTGGTCGCCGACCAGCGCGTCAGGGGAGTAGCCGATGCCGTGGTTGAGGATGATCCCTACCGATCGGGTCTTGATGCTTTCGCGGTCCTCGTACAGGCCCCGGGCGACGCCCTCCAGTTCGTGGCCGCGAATCGTGGCCTTGGTTTGGAATGGGATCTCGGCGGCTTCCTCTGTGATCCGCTCGCCGATCAGCTGGTCCATGTAAGTGAAAGCGGCCACGCCGAAGCCCGCTTCACCTTTGCCGGCGACAAGCAGGCAGTCCAATTCCGAGCAGGTGACGATGCCCAGGCGCAGTGCCAGCCATTCAGGTGTTCCCTGCTCGATATCAGTGATGATCTGCATGTTGTGCCTCCTGCGGGGCTGATTCGTGCTGTTTGACTGACTTGCTGAGCATGCCCAGCACCTGATCGAAAGCCGCTTTCTCCACAGCCGACGGCGTGCCATGGATGCTAGCGAACGCTTTCTTGGCCTTGTCGCTGCACCGCTCCAGCAGCATGGCCAGCTGGGCGGCCTGCACCGAGGTAACCCGAGGCGTGATCACGGCGCCGTTGCCGTCGTCGTCCTCGCCAGTGGTGGTGAAGTTGAGCAGGGCGCCGGCGGTGTAGCGCTTGCCGTAGCTGACGCTGGAGGCCACAGCTTGGACGCCGTTCTTGCTGCCGCTGGTGTCAGCCGGCAGCACAAGAGAGGTGGTTTCGCGGTGACCGGCCCGGTGGCTCAGCACGCCCTCTACCTCGATGCCGCGCTCGTTGCGCGGAGTGCGGAACGTGAGGGCGAAGCCGTGGCGGGCAAGCACCGGCTTGATCATTTCGTTGATGTCTTCCCAGAGAGCGTAGGTGCTCTGGACACGGCCGTTACGGTCCTTGATTCCGCCGCGCTCACCGATGACTGGCAACTCTTCCTGCATGGCGGCCAGCGCCTCGTCATACTGCTGTTTGGCCTGCTGTGCCTGGATGTTCTGATGCATGACCATCAAACGCTCCATCTTGTCGATGTCAGCGTTGGGGGACATGGCCACCTGCTGGATTATCTGCAGGACGGTGACCGACTCGGCGGCTACGGCCGGCGGCTGGGAATGGGTTTCGACCCTGGCTACTTGGCTCATGGCTACCTCAGAAGTTGATGGTGATGTTCGGGACTTCGCGGCGGGCGATCTTGAGAACGATGGCCCTGGCCAGCTCCTCGGTGATGTTCAGTGACATCAGCGCTGTTTTGGCCTCGCCCATGACCTTTGCCTTGTGGGCTTGGTCGCGCTCGCGGGCCTCTTGCTGGCGGAGGATCTCAGCGGCCGCAGCATCGGCCCGGCGGCGTTCTTCCAGGCGCGCCTGCTCGGCTGCCTCCTCTTGCCGTCGAGCGGCGTCCTGGCGCTCCTGCTCCATTCGCTGCTCGGCCGCAACGCGGTCGGCCTCGGCCTGAATGCGAGCGCGCTCGGCTTGCTCGGCCTGCAGCTTGAGTTGCAGGCGCTGGTTCTCGGCTTCGCGCTCTTGTGCGGCAGCCTGGTCGAGCAGTTCCTGCTCGCGGCGGGCTGCGGCTTCACGCGATGCCTGCTGCTCTTGGGCCACACGCTGACGCTCGGCCTCTACTGCGGCCTCCTGTGCCGCTCGGATGCGGTCCTGCTCGGCGCGCTCTTCTGCCTCGCGGCGCAGGCGGGCCAGTTCGGCCTGTTCGGCGTCGTACTTCTGGCGGGCGACCAGGGCGGCCTGCACTGCATTCAGAGAAGCCTCTTTGGTCCGAGCTGCCTCAGCCTCGAATTCCTCCCACGCTTCGCCTAACTGGAATGCGGAGAGCTCGCTGAGGCGCGCCTTCAGCTGCTCGGCATCCAAGGTGCCCAGCTCGGCGGCCAGGTCCTTCATACGGTTTATTGCGTCGTTGTGGCGGTCGATCCGAGCATCCTCGGCGGCTTCCCACTCGGTGAGCGGGCGGCGCGTTTCGTCCCGCAGCGCATCCATCTTGGTCACGAAGTCGCGAAGCTCGGCCTCGACCACCTTCGGCATTTCCTTCAGGCGGCGCAGATAGTCGCGACCCGGCTTCTCGACAGCGGTCTTGGACTTGCTGACCTTGGCGGCCAGGCTGGCGATGCGTTCGCGGCCCTTGCGGGTGGTGAGGTCGGGCACTTCGCCTTCAATCTCCCCCTTCACCAGGTCGATGAATTGCTTCAGGCCGCCGGCCACGTAGATGGCTGGAGCGTTCTCTTCGCTGATCTGCTCGATCGTGATCAGTTGCTGTTGTGCGGACATGCGTAATCTCCCGCGCCATCCATGCGGAGGGGCGCTGATGTGTAGTGTTATCGGGCTTTTGCGAATGCCAGTGACATGGCTGTTTGAGGTACGGCTGACTTGACGATGGTCTCGGCACGCTCGCAGTCCGCTTTCTCAAACCAGCCGAAGTGGCAGATGCCTACATCGATCTGCATTTGCTCGGCGAGCCAGCGGTAGGCCTGTGTGCGGCCCATGCCGGTATCGCTGATGTGCTTGTGGAAGATCGCCTTGCTGCGGTTTCGCACCGAGCGCAGAGCGCTATCAGCCAGCGTGCCGAGTGGAATATCTGTGTCTGGGTGCAGCCCTACGTAGGCATCGCACCCGGAACAGAGGTATGCATACGGCCAATCGCCGTAACTACGCCCGTTGTAGATTTCCGAGTTGCAGACCAGCTCAACCTGGTCGCCGCAATAGCGGCACTCGCATGGAGCGGGGAGCGGGTTCTTAACGCGTTTGAGTGCCCTGCGGCTGACATGAGGCAGCGGAGCAGGCGCAGCAATGCGCTCGGGGGCGTTTGCCCGAGGATCGATTGGCATGGGGTTATCCTAGTTGGTGATGGAGCCAGCCAGTGCGCTGGCGAGCATGAATACGATGCAGGTGAAGAGGGCAGAGAAGGAGCCGCGCCATATCAGAAGGCGGCGGGCGCGCTGGTAGCGGGTTATTTCAGCTCTCTCCAGCCCAATACGCCGCCGATGAAAATTCCGTCATGAGTGGCCCATCGTCCTTCATAGGAGTGGAATCGACATTTCCATCGAACGCGTGATCCGTTATCGAGCTCACGCACTACTTGGACCTCTCGTTCGCTATCAGGAACTCCTGACTTCCAGCCAACCACTTTCATGACCGCACCTCATAGGCCAGCGTGCACATACCGCACAGGTACGCCCGGCCCGACCAGGCCGCCGGGTTCTCGATATGAGCCAGGCGCGCCTGATTCATGGCGTCCTCCATGGTCAGGCCCTTGAACACCAGAAGGATGCGGTCATCTGGCACCGCCTGGGCGACCTCTGCCACCTGCTCGTCAACGATCGACATGAAGATTGGCGTAGTCATGCAGCCTCCTTGCGCCGAACGGCAATACGCCGGATGCGCTCGCAGTAGTGTTTGAACTCGTTGGAGCCGATGGCCAAGAGAGAGAAGTACGCGACCACCAGGGTCTCGGCCTTGGCATCCTCCACCGGGCCAGAGCCCGGCAGAAGCATCGTCTCGATTGCGGCCTCGATGGCGCTGACTGCCAAGCTGTGAGGGCTCATGGCTCATTCGCCAGGTCAGCGTCGTGCTGAACACCTTGTTCGGCGTACCCTTCAAGCATCGACTCGGCGATTTCGAAAATCTTGCCGCCGACGTGATCGCTTGGGCCGAGGATGTCGGGGACCATGCTTTTCACCGGCCCACCGGCCTGTGCTTGAAGCAGCATCAGGGCCAACGCGTTGAGGTCGTCCTTCTCAGCCTCTTGCAGAGCGCGAAGGTGCTCGGCCACCTTGGCCACGAACTGGTCTTGGCGGACGCCAACCGGCCCGCCAAAGCGCTGAGGGATCAGAACGTCGCAGCCGCCAACAAGGCTTTCTGCGTTGCTCTCGATCCAGTTCTGCGCCGCTTCCTGATGCGCCGAGTCGTCGTCCGGCTCAGCATGGTCATACCGCCATTGTGCTGCTCGAAGTGCGCCCATGGTCGCCTCCTACGGTTCGAACTTGATGATTTTCGAGGTCAATCCAGAGGTAGCGAACATGCTGGCCAGGGCCGCGCCGGTGAGATACCTGCTCGCTGTGTCGTCGGTTGACGTGTTTCTTGGCGCGATCCCGGGTCTTCCAGGCGCTGCCGCAGATCTTGCAGATGTGCGCAATGCACTGTTCGCCCATGGTCGCCTCCAGGTGGTGGGTTACTCGGTTGGTGGTGGTGGGAGGGGCTGCCAATAAGCAGGCCGGTACAGCGGATCTACCCAGTAATCGTCGTTTTCGATGTTGTCCTCGTCGGCGAACGGGTGAAAATCGCCATTGAGGAAAGTGAAGGGGACGACTATCAGCGGCGCCGCTTTGTCGTCACGGATGTGCACACAGCAGAGCCCGTGCTGACCATCCGCCGGAAGTCCGTGCTTCGGCTTAATCCATTCGCTCATCTTGTGAACCTCGGTAGCCAACCGCATGAGGCAGGCGCCAGCGCAGGTGACCAAATCTACTGCGCGCCGTGAGAGCGCAGGGCTGGAGCCTGTCTGATGCGGTCGTATGTGAAGGGAAGGGGATGCGAAACGTGAAAGCCCGAGGATTGCCCGGGCTTTCATCAAGGGTGTTGCTCTCTGAGGCAGTGCCGAGCTGGAAGGCCTCGGCGTGCTGTCCTGTTACATGGCGAATCCTCCGGTGATCGCACGCTGGGTTCGCAGCGGCACTCAAGAAGGGGATGCGGGATGCATCGGGGTGTGATCTGGCCGGCGCTGATCTCCGGCTTGACTATTAGCGGCCTCAGTGACACCGGGGTTTCACCGGGGCGAAGGTTTCAGCCGCTTATTGTTGGACTCGCCATGGCCATCTGGGCGCTTACTCACTTTGTCGGCCATGATTCCCGCGATCCACCAGGTCTTACACTCGCGCATCAGCCTGCGCATTCAGATCACACTCCAATGCAGCCTGCGATGGGGAGCAGGGCATCGGGCAGTTAACGTCAGGCTGACGTGGCGCTGGTTGTTCAGTCTTCGTCTGGCTCAGGGTCCCATCCCTTCACCTCGTAAGCGAAGGCTTGCCACTTCTGCTGGTCAGCCTCTGACATGCTGTTCCAGTCAGTCGACTCATCACGAGAAACCGCTTCGCCACCCTTGAAGGTGACGGTTCCGCAGTTGCTGCCGATGTCTTCGTCGGCATAGGCCAGCTCGATGGTTGCTTCAGGGAACATCTGGCTGAGCTTGATGAAGATCGGCTCAGGGAAGGACCAGGCGGTTTCAAAGCTGGCTGACTCAGGGCTGTCGACGTTTGGCTCGCAAGCGTTCCACTTGGTGCCCCACGCCGACCTGGCAAAGTCCATGCTGTGCAGAAATCCTGTCTTGCGGTGGTTGCGCAGCATCTGGACGAACTGCTCGAAGCTCTCATCGCTCAGCTTCCGCACATCAGTGCGATCCCGATTGGGCTGCTGAAGGCTGCCGATCATGGGATGTGAATCGAGCGGCAAGCTCAGAGTGCGTTCAGCGGCAGTCTCGGCGTCGCATGCAATGCCATTCCAAGGAAATTCACCCTCGAACTTGATGATCTTGCCGAAGTCGATGCGGCCTTCCTCGTTGAGCATCGCCTGAATGACTTCCTGCGGCGCCTTGACCTTGTTGGTTACCCAATTTGGCATTTCGTGTTCCTCCAGTGGATTCCCAAAGCACCCGGTCGCCCAGGTGCTTCAGTGAATCGTTCTGTCCCATTGCCGCCGGGGTGGCGGGGCGCATTGCATGCCCGGGTCGTTCTCTCGGTTTAGGCGTTTCACCTTCGTCAGCCGTACAGGGTTGTCCCTGTCGTGGGCAGCCTTTCGGGGCTGTCTGATCGCCGGTCGCCGGTAGAGGCAATGCGGTCTGTTGATTGTTGCGCTGGTTGTTAAAGAGCGGTGAGGCTTGAGGGCCTCCCGAGGGGCTGTGTAGCGCCTCGATGGGTAAAATATGCACCAGTGCAATTTAGGTGTCAATGCACTGGTGCATAAAATTTTCTCGCGCCCACAAAAAATCTGCACAAGCCCATGGCGAGATGTCGTGTGGGTGATGGCGTTTTGATAGAGTCACACAACCACACAAGGAGCTTTTGGCGATGAAGAGGGCGGTTGTTACATTGGCTGTTGGGTTGGCGCTTGCGGGATGCGGGAATGCCGACAGGGAGAAGGCTGAACAGCTTCAAGGAGAGGTGAGCAAGCTGCAGTCCGAGGTCGCCACGCTCAGGGCGGAGCTGGATGCTGAAAAACATGGGGCTCAAAGGCTGCTGGCGCGAGCGAATGACGCCAAGGGGGCAGGAAATAACGGTTCTGCAAAATCAGAACTGCAAGACCTGATCGCTCGTTATCCGGAGAAGCCAGAAGCGGCTTCGGCAAAAGCTCTGCTTGATGTCATTGATCGCGAAGAAAAGGCTGCGGAAGCTGAAAGGCTGGCAGCCGAAGCAAAGAAAGCGGAAGAGGCGAGGGCCGCCCTAGCTAAGCTAGATAAGAATCTGAAGAAAAATACCGATGAGATCAAAGGGATAACCTGGGTTTCCCACAAGTCCATCCCTACGCTCGACACCTATATGTCCCTGTATTTCGGATTGGAGGGCGAGAACTCTCGGGTTATGCCGCTGAGGCTGAAACTCCAATACCATTCTGATAGCTGGCTATTCGTCCAGAGCGTAACGATCAAAGCTGATGACCAGACATTCCAGCTTGGCAGCCTCGACTTCGAGCGGGATAACGGTTACGGCGGAATTTGGGAGTGGTCGGACACCGTTGCCGAGAACAAGGCCATGCTTAGAAAAATTGCAGATGCCAAAAAGGTGACCATCAGGTTCGACGGGAAGCAGTATTACAACGACTTTATTCTGCCGGACTCTCAAAAGCGCGCCATGAAAGATATGATCTTGGCTTGGGAGCGCTACGGCGGTAAGGCTTGATGCCCACAAAAAAGCCCGCTCTAGGCGGGCTTCATTGAAAGAGCCGGATCACTCATCAGGGCTTGGTTTGGCGATGAAGTCCTTCGGGATGTACGGAACTTTGGTCACCTTGCCGTCCTTCGTCTCGAAGGATACGGTCTTGGCGCCACTGAAGGCGGTGGCATGGCTGTAGATCCACATCTGGCCTTCTTCCCTGGATGTGACCATATAGGGGTTGCCCATGATCTCGTAGAGCTGGTCTTCGGTCATGCCGACCTTAACCTGGCTGGCCTGGCCGAAGGTGAATGGTGTGCCGGCGCACCCAGCCAGAGTGACGACTACGGCAGCAAGAAGAAAGCGGTGGATGTGGCGAAGCATGGCGACCTCCCTGTGAAGTGAGGGGCCATCCTACCACTCTGGCCATGAGCCATCACGCAGGCAAAGAAAAGCCCGCACTGCTATGCGGGCTAACGTAGGGATTCGGATGATTCTTCACTGTGCAGGGTGGGGCGTGAAAAAAGCGTGAAGGCATGAAAAAGCCCGCCGAGGCGGGCTTCTTTATTTCTTGACCGGCTCTGAAGGAGGTGCTGATACTGCCGGTGGAGTGACGGCAGCAGTGGAAGAATCCGACTTACCAGTCTGGTAGAAGGTGACGCTCAGCGCTGTGATGGCCAGCCCTATAGTAAGGGCGGTTGCCATGGCGCCCCAGATATTCAGTTTCAGACTTCCTAGGCGGTCAATGTCTCGGCGAACGCTGGCGATTGATTCATCCATGCGTTTGTCTCGCTCAACCTGGGCAGCGAGGAAGCCATCAATTTTCGATGAAATAGCCTCCACACGAGCATCCATCTTGACCTCGATGGTCTCGAGTCTTGCGTTGAATTCTTCGCGCGTGATGTCGTTCATAAGGCCAGTATTACCTTTGCTCTTCGGTTTGTCACGACCATCTAGGCTGCGAACCCTCGGCGCCGTGGAGCCCAAGATGTCATCGAAAATGCCCTTAGCGAACGACGCCGGATCAAGGTTCTCGTCTAAACGCATCACGCAACTTCTCCTCAATCCCGTCCTGGCTCCCAGTAATCGCCTCGATTAAAAGTAGGCATAGCTGCTCTTGTCGCTTCGGTGCATCCTTCAGGAAATCCCTCGCGATCCTGCTGACATCTTCGTGATCTGCCTTTTGATCTTCAGGAAACGCTGCCAGCGGCACAATTTTCTTGAGAATCAAGTTGGTGGCAGCCGAGTTCATCAACATTTCATTCAGCGTCATGGCAATCGTTCTATTGATCGCATGTTGCTTTCGAAGGCGATCATTCAGGTCGTCAATGACGGCCTGCAGCTCTTCCTTTGTTGCAAATTCCGTCATCGAAACCGTCCTTAAACGCTTGAGTAGTTCGGCTAGAGATCGCCGCCACGCCAGCACACCCGGCCAGCGAATAGGTGCTAATCGGCTATGTGCCGCACTATCCTTCCCGCCTTCACCTCATCCCCATACCCCACCAACCTATCCTCCCCAGCCTGCATAACCTGGCAGATCCTGATCACCGCCTGGGCGTCTACCTCATTTCCGGCTTCGCTCAGGCGAACCGCAATCCGCATCAGCTCGACTGCTGACCATTTCAGGTCAGAGGCCAGGCCCTGGAGGTCGCGGCGGAGTTCTTGGTTGGGCTTGGTTAGGGGCATGGCTATACCGGCTGCCCATTCCACACGTAGAGCACCCGAGCCAAGATGTGGGTGTCGTCCACACGGATCTCCTCAGGGTCATGGTGCTTGTTGTCAGAAATCATCTTGAACCGCTCACGGCCTTTCTTCTGCAAGCGTTTCACGTACAGCATTTCGTCGTGAGAGAAGAGGTAGATGCCGTCACCGGTGAATTCTCGGATCGTAATATCGACCAGCAACGGGTCGCGGTCTTTGATCGTGGGCGCCATAGACTGCCCCCAGCCGGTGATCATCTTGAGGTGATAGTGCTCTTTGAACGTCACGCCCATTTCGCGCAGGTGCCGAGGGCTGACCCGGATGTCTTGCAGCATTTCCGGGTACTCATGGGGTATCTGTCCGTCACCCATCGCTGCCCGAACGTCGTAGTGCGCAATCCAAACCTCGTCACCAACTTGACCAGGCCGCGAGAAATCAACTGTGACGACGTTGGATGCTGCCTGCTCGGCAGATTTCTCCTCAATCGCGTCAGCGATCTTCTTCCGAGCATCGACTGAAAGCCCTTTTCCGTGCTTCGCCAGCATCTGCTTGACGATATCGGCAGTGGAAAGGGTGGCTCGCTCTTCCGCCTGAGGCTCGACTTCGTCCAAGGGCTCATAGCCGCGTAACTGGTCGGTGGTGATACCGAAGAAATCGGCCAAAGGTCTGACCTGCTTATCAGTCGGCTCTTTGATGCCTTTTGGGCCTTGAGGCTTGAGAATCCTGGAAATGGTCGATTGGCCGACGCTTGTCCGGCTCGACAGCTCAACCTGGGATATGCCGTTCGCGGCCATCAGTTGAGCGAGAATTTTATCTATCGATTTATGCATGAGTGCAATGCTGCCTCCCGGCGGTGCATACAGCAATACAGCGGATCGTTGACAGATATGCACTAGTGCATGATGATGTGCATATCTACAAAGGAGGCAGCCATGAGCGCTACCGATCTTCCGAAAAAACTGGATGAGCTGCTTGGCTCGGGGATGACCTACAAGGCCATCGCAGAGCGCGCCAAATGCGACATCTCCACGGTTTTCCGTATTCGTAACGGTCAGATCAGCAATCCGAGCTACGTAGCCGGGACAGCTATCGACCAAATGCACGCAGAGCTGGCCAAGAACGGCAAGCAAAGCCTCAAGAAATCCGCCGCCTAACCAATTCCAACCGCAAGGAGCAGTACCCGTATGGCCTATCACGACCAAAGTCACCTGAAAGACCGGGAGATTAAGTCGCGCTACGACGAGGAGACCTATGAGGCGCTTAAGGCCGTAGCTCGGCTGCACAAGCTTCAGCTGGCTGTCTTCGTGCGTATGTGCGTGGAGGAAAAACTGGAAAGCATCATCGAGAGCGATGTTAACGACAAAAGCCAGACGGCCTGAAGGCCCGGAAGGAGGCCTACGTGCCCGAAACCACGATCTGCCACGGGATCGATGGACGCCTCTACGAAAAGCTTGAGCGACTGGCAAAACAGGCAGGCATGTCGCCTGAGCAGTACGCCGCAAAGCTGGGAGCAGAGCGCTTCTTCGAGAAGACCAGGCCGAGAGGAGCCGGAAAAATCCGAAACCTCCCGGTGCCGCAAAGGAATCAGGACTCAATAGGGCCTGAAAAAGGAGGGACTGATGAAGGCCCCGATTAGCGAATCCGCCGAATCGCGGACACAAAAAAGCCGCCTGGCGGGGCGGCTTCTTCTAAGTACAGCGGTAACTCATCTGTGAGGTCAATCATGACTGAATCGAAACTCTCAGGCAAGGGGCTCATGAGTCCCGCGCCACAAAATGAAGGCAATGAAAACGTGGCGCGTCAAACCATGAGTTCGCGAGAGATTTCCGAACTCACCGGAAAACGCCATCCCGACATCAAGCGCGACATCCAGGCAATGGCTTCCGAGCTGAAAGTCGATGTGAGCAGTTTTGCTCACATTTACCTGGATGGCCGCAATCGTAGGCAAACCGAGTACCTCCTCGACCGAGAACACACTGAGTGCCTGCTGACTGGCTACAGCGCCATGCTGCGTATGCGGGTAATTCGCCGTTGGCGGGAGCTGGAAACGATAGTTCTTGATCCGGCCAAAAAGGTGAACGGCGCTAAGGTCAACGGCGAGATTGCGATTTTTGAGTGCTACACGCGCCTGCTCAAGCCTTCGCCTTCCAGCCAAATGGCCATGCTGAACAGAATCGCCGCCAACAACGGCCTGGAATCCAGCTTCTTGCCTAGCTACGCCATCGATGCCGCTCCAGATGCTACTGGCGGCTCATCCATGCAAACCCTGCCTCTGACCGATCTGCTGAAAGACCGTGGCATTCGAAGCACTGCCAGGGTGTTCAATCGGTACCTAGCCGAAAAGGGGTTAATCAAGAAATGCCAGCGGAACAGCACCAAGCGCGGCGTCGTGGAATTCTGGGCGATCACTGAAAAGGGCCTTCATTTCGGCAAGAACCTGACCAGCCCTAACAGTCCACGCGAAACCCAGCCTCATTGGTATGTCGAGCGGTTCGATGAACTGGTGGATCTTGTAGGGAGGGGGCGCCCATGAAGATCGTGACGATCGTTGTTGAAAACCCTGTCGAACCGATTCGCCTTGGCATGCAAATCGTTGGTGGCCGGGTCACTGCCGCTGGGATTGGTGACTACTGCGCCTACACCGAACTCATGGAGGCCGCTCAGGATCTCGTGCTTCTGCTCGAAAACGGAATCCCTCCGGGCCATGAGTCTCTCGATGCCGCCGTGCGCACTGCTCGCGAGATCATCACCAAGCTGGAGGCCCAATGATGGCTCGCATCCGTACTGTCAAACCCGAGTTCTGGTCGAGCGAGCAGGTCATGTCCTGCAGCCCGCTGGCGCGCCTGCTGTTCATCGGCATCTGGAACTTCTGCGACGACGGCGGCAATCATCCGCTGGCCCCACGCACCATCAAGGCCCTGGTCTTCCCTGGCGACGACATCACCACCGATCAGGTGAGCGCTCTGCTGGGCGAGCTGGAGGGCGCCGAGCTGACCATGAGCTACTGGGTCGCGGGTAAAAACTACCTGCACGTCTGCGGCTGGAAGCACCAGAAGATCGAGAAGAAGAACTTCAAATACCCAGCGCCACCGGCAGAAATCGACGATGAGTCGGAGAGCGGTCGTCGACAATTCGCCGAAGAGTCGCCGACTGGTCGTCGACCAGTTGACCCCGGAAGGGAAGGGAATGGAAGGGAAGAACACAACACACAACGCGCGGGCGAGGAATCCGGCGTTGACCCAAAGCTGCCGACCGAGATGGACCTTGAGTGGAAGCCTGACAATAGCCTTCTGAAGGCCTACGCCAAACGCATGGGCATACCTGTCGACCTGTTCACCGATGAAGCCACTGCCGCGTTCGTCTGCCACTACTCGGCATCTGGTCGCTGCGAGACCCAGGCCTCGTGGGTGAGCCTGCTGGTCAAGTGGGTGAAGCGTGACACGGCCACCGCGAGCAACGTTCGCCCGTTCCCGATGAAGCGTCAGGCCAACGGCCCGGACTTCGAAGACCAGTCCTGGCGCCACGACACGAGTGATGACCTATGAAGACCGTCACCCAAATGATTCCCGCAGCTGCGCGGGCCCTGCAGGTCAGCCAACTGTTACCCGTTGCCGGCGTGCCGCTGGGCGTTGTCGACGACGCCACCGGAGAGGTGGTGGAAAAGATCTTCCGCCAGTTGCAGGCCATCTTCCCGGCCCACAAGCAGGCCTGGCCGGATGACAAGGCGCTGAAGGCTGCCAAGCGCAGCTGGACGAAGGGCCTGATCGACGCCGACATCAGCGACATCAACCAGGTGCGCTACGCCATCGAGGAGTGCCGCCGTAGCGGTTCGCCGTTCGCTCCTAGCGTTGGCCAGTTCATTGGCTGGTGCAAGCCGTCGCCGGAGCGCCTGGGCCTGCCAGCCGCTGATGACGCATGGATGGAAGCGCTGGAAGGACGCTACAGCCACGAAGGCGTGCGCCTGGCTGCCGTGGCCACCGGTCTGTTCGACCTGCGCTCAGCCCAGCCGACAGACAAGTCTCTGCACCGTCGCTTCGACCGGGCCTACGAGATCATCGTCCGCCGTGCCCAGGAGGGCGAGCCACTGGACGGCAAGATCGCCACAGGCATCGGCCACGACAGCCAGAAGAGCGCCGCCCAGCTGGCCGACGAGTACGCCAGCCAGAAGCAGGCTCGCCTGCTCGAGATCCAGCAGATCCCATCCGGCGCCGCCGCGTGCCGTGCACACCTGCTGGCCAAGTTGAACATCAAGCGCGCCGGGCAGCCGGCCGGGGAGGGGGTGTGATGCGTACCTATCTGAAAGCGGTGCTGGCCCAGGGCCTGAAGGTGGCGCCATGATCTTCACCTTGGAAATCGACGGAAAGCTCAAGAAGTGCAAAGTGCATGAGCCATTTCACTCAGCTTTGAGCGAGTGGAACGAATTAAGGCAGATGCTCCAGCCGGGCAGCAAGCAGGATGACTTTGCGAAATCACGAGTGAGGAATGTTGCGCGCAAATGCGTTCAGGCAGGCGCCTACGAGGTGCTCGAATGACAGAGTTCGCCATTCGCAGCAGCCAGGACCTCAACCGCCTGTATGGCGCCCTGCACGCCATCGACCTGACCAAGCCCAAGGTGGTGGTCATCAAAGACGAGAAGCGCCCGGACGTCTGCAACCGAAAGATGTGGGCAATGCTTCGCGACGTCTCCCAGCAGGTGGAGTGGTACGGCCGCAAGCTCACCGACGAGGACTGGAAGCACATCTTCAGCGCAGCGGTGCAGAAGCAGGACGCGGTACCGGGCATTGACGGTGGATTCGTTGTCCTGGGCGTCTCGACCCGCAAGCAGTCCCAGAAGTGGTTCAGCGACCTGTTCGAAGTGATGCATGCCTTCGGCGCCGAGCATGGCGTGCGCTGGACTGAGCCGGATCGGTGGGGAGGGCGGTACTGATGCGTGTCGTATCCAAGAAGGTGCGCGATAGCGCACGCGGCCAGGACTGCACTGTCCGGATTCCCGGCACATGCAATTTCAACCCGGAGACCACCGTGCTGGCCCACCTGCCATGCGGGCAGAAGGGCATGGGCATGAAGGGCTTCGACACCGTTGCGGTATACGCGTGCAGCGCCTGTCACGACGTCCTCGATGGCCGGGGGAAAGGCGAAGTGGACTGGTCCGACATGCCCCGGGCGATCGCTGAGACTCATGAGGCCCTGATCCGGGCCGGCATTCTGACCGTGAAGGGAGCTGCCTGATGGAACTGACACTACCGTGGCCACCGGCCGCATGCAGCCCAAACGCTCGGGTGCACTGGACCAGGAAGAGCAAGGCAGCCAAGTCCTACCGGGCGGCCTGCCACCTTCTGGCGAAGCAGGCCGGCATCAAGGCGCCGGAAGGTGACGCGTTGCTCATGCTCGAGTTCGTGCCTCCGGATCGTCGCCGGCGCGACGACGACAACCTGCTGGCGATGTTCAAGGCGGGCCGAGACGGCCTGGCAGATGCCCTGGGCATCGACGACAACGTTTTCGCCACCCAGATCAGGGTGAGCAAGGAAACGATCAAGGGCGGCGCTGTGCGCGTTCGAATCCAGGCACAGGAGGCAGCGGCATGACGCCAGCATGGGGATTACTGATTTTGGCCACCCTCATGGTGGTGGGCGGCGTATCGCTGTCCTGGGCAGGCGCGGTCCGCCGCAAGCGCAGTTACGAAGAATTCATCTTGAGCAAGGCCAAGCAGGCAGGGGGCAAGCAATGAAGTATCAGAGCGTTTTGGCAGCGGTAGTGCGTGCCCTCGCGGCAGAAACCATGAGCGGGGTGGGCGGCGGCGACTTCGAGCCGAAGGTCCAGGCCTCGAAGCTGAAGGGCGAGATCACTGGGAAGGATGCGGCGATGCTGGTGGACTGCTGGGTGCACGCCCGCCTGCACAGCAAGCTGATCCCGCGGCACTGGAATGCACTAACGGCCAGGTTCTCGACCCACAAGGCGAAGAAGGTGGATGCGATCGGAAAGCTGGTGCCGCTGATCGCGAGCCAGGCGCCGAACCTGTTCCGGTACAAGGCGGTCACCGCCTGGGCCATTCCACCCGTGAAGGGCGTGCAGGCGCAGTCGGGGCATGAGGTGGCCAGCCGGGCAGCGCGCGAGCGTGCAGAGTTCGATTCGCTGCACGCTGGCGTGGTCCAGCGCCTGGCTGGCGGCGAGATGCCCGAGGACGCCGGGCAGGCGCGCCGCGAGCAGTACGTGAAGCGCTCCACTGACATGATCGTTCTGCCTGCCGAGTTCTACGACATTAACACCTGGGACGGGCAGGGCCTGAACCGGACCACCTACTGGCGCTGGAAGAAGGCCATCGAAAAGGTGCTGGACGAAATGGTCGTCGAAGCGCTGGCAGCGTCTAGCAAGATACTTCAGGAGGAAGGCGTTTTGATGGCAGATGCCGCTTGACATCCGTGCAACGGTGCAACAAAATTCTTGCATCCTGTCATTCCTGCGCGTGTTGAGGAGTGGCATACAGAGCAGAGCGGCGCGCTGGGCGTCAATACGGCTTGAGACAGCTTCGTGCTGAGCTCATCGGAGCAACCCAGCCAAGTCAGGGGTGGAGCCTGGCGTAACTAACATCCAAGACCCGGCCACTGAGCCGGGTTTTTTATTGCCCAAAGAGGGCCTCAAGAGTCCCGGCCAAGCGCCGGGATTTTTGTTCCAGCAAGAAACGCAACTGCAGCCAGGGCAGGCCCTAACGGGGCAGCCTGGACACTGCTAGCCGGTAGTGTGGTGTACGGAAAAACACCGGCAGCCCGCGCATCCATTTCTTCATCGTGCTGATGGATGGCGCGAGACTGGACCGGCGAGACTGGTGCATCAGGGTGCCAGCGCTGGAATGGTCTTCGGCGGACAGGTGGGGAAAGACCCACGCATGCAGATGTAGCTCAATCGGTTAGAGCGCCGCCCTTCCAAGTCGGAGGCTCAGGGTTCGAGTCCCTGTATCTGCTCCAATTTCGTTATGTGCTGCTCCGCACGCTTGCCCGGTCCCTGAATAGGTCCCGCCGGGCCTTTTACTCCAAGGACACCCCTTATGGCCGAACCAACAAGCGCCGCTGCCAGCGTAGTGCTGGGCAAGTACGGGTTGGTGATGGCTGCATTCATCGGCTCGATCCTCTCACTGGGATTCCTGAAGGACCTAACCCGGTTCCAGGCCGCCACTGCGGTCGCCACCGGATTCGGCTTCTCGGTCTACCTGACCCAGCCCGTTACCGCCTGGCTCGCTCCAAAGCTGGAGCTTGCGGTTACTGATGACCTGCTGTGCGGGGTAGCGTTCGTGCTTGGCCTCACCGCCATGAACATCATCCCCGCGATCAAGGCTGCCATGGGGTCGTTCGTCACGGCGCGAGGTGCCTGATATGAACAACATCCTGGTTTCAGCGCTGACGGCCCTGGACGTGTTCCTGTGTGTCATGGTCGTGCTCGCTGCATGCGACTACCTGCGCAAGGTCCGCCCGGTGGATCAGCCGCTGCTGAGTGTCGCCTTCTACCTGGTGGCCATCGGCGGATTCGGTGCGTTCATCACCGCCCTGCAAGGGCATTGGGTGAACCCTTTTGGTGTGGTGCTCCACGCTGGGGTGGTTGCCTATGCCTGGGCTCGTCGCGGCCACGTCTTCAGCTGATCCGCGCCACAAAACAGAGGTGCGCCGTTTCGTGGCGCGAGGACAGGCAAATGGCATCGGTCACCGTGCGCATCGCTTGCCGCCATAAGTGGTGGCTCAAGTACTACCTGGCCGGCGTCCTCGTCATGGCCCGGCTGACTGGCCGAGAGCCATGCCCTGAGCGCTTCAGCTACTGGGTGGGGCGCGGCATCAAGATCGAGGTTCACCCTGAATGACCACTATCGCCTACAAGGACGGCGTTATCGCCTACGACTCCCGCCAGACCCGCAGTGGCTCCATCGTTTCCGATGACTGCCAAAAGCTCACCGTTGTGGATGGCGTCAGCTTCTTCCTGTCCGGTGCCGTATGCGACGAGAAGGCCCTGATTGCAGCCTACTTCGGCACGCCATCGCCGGTACCTGTCGAGTGCTCGGGCTACGTGGTGGATGGCGGCAGGTTGCAGATGGTGGGCCATGACGACAAGACTGGCGTATGGCGGCAGGACCTTGACCCGGCAAACCCTGACGCGATCGGCAGCGGCTCGGCCTATGCCCTGGCAGCAATGGACATGGGCGCAAGTGCCGAAGAGGCTGTGCGCGCCGCGATGAAGCGGGATATCTACACCGGCGGCAAGGTTCGGACTATGAGGATTGACCAGCATGGAAAGGCCAGTTCCTCCGGCTGATCTCCTTGAGCTGACCGAGCTATCGATGCTCGGAATCAGGCTTCAGCCAGCGCCCGAGGTGGGTGAATGGGTGCAGGCATCGATCCTCATTGAGGGTGGCGAGCTGCATAACCCTGACCATGCACACCTGATCGATGCGCCGCTGCGCTTCCTCTGGGCCTCAGCCTGCTTCGAGAAGCAAGGTCGAACCGTGGTAGGTCAGGCCGAGGCTGTGATGTTTCGAGCTGGCGGATGGCAGAAGGCCAGGCAAGAGCAGCAGATGATCGACTGGTTCGGCGAGGTACCGGGCTTCGTCATCACCCTTGCTGCCGATTACTGCTCCCAGTGCTCCGACACTGAGTTCTGTGCCCTCATCGAGCATGAGCTTTACCACATAGCCCAGAAGCTCGATCAGTACGGCGCGCCCAAGTTCACCCAGGACGGGCTGCCCAGCCTGACACTGCGTGGTCATGATGTGGAGGAGTTCGTCGGCGTGGTACGCCGCTACGGTCCGAGCCATGACGTACAGCAGCTGATCGACGCTGCAAGCCGGCCGCCTGAGGTGGCCAAGATCAACATTTCGAGGGCCTGCGGAACCTGCCTACTCAAGTCGGCCTGATGTGAGACAGGCATGAGACGGAATCCAATCTATGGCAGCCCTGAAAAGCGATGTGAAAGCCTTCATCGTTCAGGCTTTGGCGTGCTTTGACACGCCTACACAGGTCTCGCAAGCCGTCAAGCAAGAGTTCGACCTCGATGTGACCCGCCAGCAGGTGGAACAGCACGACCCCACCAAGCGCGCCGGGGCCAACCTAGCAGCCAAGTGGCGGACCCTGTTCGAGGACACCCGCAAGCGCTTCCGTGAGGAAACGGCGGAGATCCCCATTGCTAACCGAGCCTACCGCCTCCGCACACTGGGTCGCATGGCCGAGAAGGCCGAGAGCATGAAGAACATGGCCCTGACTGCCCAGTTACTGGAGCAGGCGGCCAAAGAGGTCGGCGATGTCTACGTGAACCGCCAGACCAAGAACGAGAATCCCCACGACAACGTGCCGCCTACGCGGGTGCAGGTCGACGTGGTGGATGCGAGGAAGCCTGATGCCGTCACTTAACGTGCCTCAAGCCAGCTTCCTGCGCATGGAGAACAAGTTTCGAGGTTTCGTTGCTGGGTTTGGCAGCGGGAAGACCTGGGTAGGCTGCGCGGCGCTTTGCAAGCACGTCTGGGAATGGCCACGGATCGACTCCGGCTACTTCGCTCCGACTTACCCGCAGATCCGCGACATCTTCTTCCCGACCATCGAGGAGGTCGCCTTCGACTGGGGCCTGAAGGTCAAGACGAAGGAGAGCGACAAGGAGGTCGAGTTCTACAGCGGGGGCCAGTACCGCAGCACGACCATTTGCCGCTCGATGGAGAAGCCTCAGACCATCGTGGGCTTCAAGATCGGGCACGCCCTGGTCGATGAGCTGGACGTCCTGCCCGCGCTGAAGGCTGAGCACGCCTGGCGCAAGATCATTGCCCGGATGCGCTACAACGTGCCTGGGTTGAAGAACGGCGTGGACGTGACCACAACCCCCGAGGGGTTCAAGTTCGTCTATCAGCAGTTCGTGAAGCAGCTGCGCGAGAAGCCTGCACTGCAGGGCATGTGTGGACTGGTGCAGGCCAGCACGTTCGACAACGAGCTGAACCTACCGCCTGACTACATCCCATCGCTGATGGAGTCGTACCCGGCCCAGCTGATCCTGGCCTACCTGAATGGCCAGTTCGTCAACCTCAACGCCGGGTCGATCTACCACGCCTACGACCGGAAGCTGAATTCATGCTTCGACACCGTAGAGCCTGGAGAGCCCCTGTTCATCGGCATGGACTTCAACGTCGGCAAGATGGCGGCTATCACGCACGTCAAGCGCGCAGACGGCAATCCTAGGGCGGTGGATGAACTGATCGACGGCTTCGATACCCCGGACATGATCCGACGTATCAAGGAGCGCTACTGGCGGCACAACGGCCGGGACTACGAGAAGACCTGCGAAATCAGGATCTATCCCGACGCCTCGGGCGGGTCGCGAAAGTCGGTGAATGCCAGCGAGACGGACATCGCCATCCTGCGTCAGGCCGGCTTCAGTGTGATCGCTCCTGATGCCAACCCGCCGGTGAAAGATCGCATCAACGCCATGAACGCTATGTTCTGCAATGCGAATGGCGAGCGGCGCTACCTGATCAACCCGCTGCGTTGCCCAACCTATGCGGACGGCCTGGAACAGCAGGTGTGGGCGCCCAATGGCGAGCCTGACAAAAAATCCGGCGTGGACCATGCGAACGACGCCGGCGGCTACTTCATCCACCACGACTACCCGATCAGCAGGCCGGTCACTCACGTGCCGATCTCGTTCACTTTCTGAGGCCATCCATGCCTAACTTCCTCCCCCGGGCAGAGTACTCGGAGGCCTTGCCCGGCTGGCAGCTGGTCAAGCGCTGCGTGGCGGGCGCCCGCGAGGTGCGCAAGCACGATATCTACCTGCCGATGCCGGACCCGGAGAACAAATCACCGGAGAACCAGGCGCGGTACAAGCAGTACAAGAAGCGGGCGATGTTCCTGAACATCACCGGGCGTACGCGCACTGGCCTGCTGGGCGCGGTGTTCCGCAAGACTGCAGAGCTGGAGCTTCCCGCCGGGGTCGAGTACCTCAAAGAGAACGCCAGCGGCGACGGCACGAGTCTGGAGCAGCTGTCCAAGGATGCAGTGGGCGAATGCCTGGACGCTGGCCGGGGTGGGTTCCTCGTTGATTTCCCTGCGGTTGAGGGCGTGTCCTCGATGGCGGACATGCAGGGCCGTGCCGCGCTGATTCACCACTACGGCGCCGAGGCGATCATCGACTGGGACGAGCAGGTGGTCGATGGCGTCAAGCGCTTGGTCTATGTCTGCCTGCTGGAGTGCGTGTCCGTGTTCAGTGCGGACAGCCTGGAGCGCACGACGAGCACCCAATACCGCGTGTTGCTGCTGGTTGATGGCCGCTATGTGCAGCGCGTTTACGCCGAAGACGGCAACACCTACACCGAAGTCGCGCCGCTCGACAAGAATGGCCGACCCTTCGATCACATCCTGTTCAGCTTCTACGGCGCCCAGAACAACGACGCGAGTGTCGACAAGTCGCCTCTGGAAGACTTGGCCGACGTGAACATCCTGCACTACGGCAATAGCGCCACGGTGGAGGAGAGCGGCTTCATCAGCAGCCAGCCCACGCTGTTCATCACCACCGATATCAGCGCCGACGAGTTCGCCAAGGTGAACCCGAACGGCATGCATATCGGATCGACCCGTGGCTACAACCTCGGCAAATCCGGTGACGCAAAGCTTGTCCAGGCAACCGAGAGCCAACTGGCCCGCACGCTGATGAAGGACAAGGAAGAGCAGATGCTGATGATCGGCGCCCGCATCGTCCAAAAGGCGGGCGGCGCCGAGACGGCCGAGGCGGTACGCATCCGCTACAGCTCGGACAACAGCGTGCTGGGCACCATCGCTGGCAACGTGTCCGAGGCCCTGAAGCGGGCCATCCTCGACGCTGAGCGCTTCATGATGGGTGAGCCGGACGAGGCTGGGACGGTCTTCTGGCTCAACCAATCGTTCTTCGACGAGACGATGACTGCCCAGGACATCCTGGCTCAGGTCCAGCTTTGGCAGCAGGGCCTCATCGCCAAGTCCGACTTGCGCACCAACCTGCGCCAGGGCGGTGTGCTCGAGGCTGACCGCAGCGACGAGAAGATCGATGATGAGATCGCCCAACAGCCGCCGGTGACCGGCAACGACACCGGAGATGGCGGCGATGAGCAGTGACGGCTACCTGTCCGACGCAGCGACTCGCCACCAGGTGCACGTGCAGCGGTACGCCGGAGGAAGCCTCAAGCGCCTGGCCAAGTTCATAACCAAGGCCATCAGCACCGCCAAATCGCGCGTATCCGATGGATTGAGCCGGTACGGCACCCAGCGGTACGAGAAGCAGATTCAAGAGCTCCAGGACGAGTTGGCGGGCGTCTACGGCGAGATGAAGCAGCAGGCCGTGCTGGAGCTGACTGAATTCGGCGGTTATGAGGCTGAATTCAACATGACCCTGCTGGGCAAGGTCGTGAAGGCGGTCGTCCAGCTGAACACGCCCAGCATCGAGCAGGTGGCTGCTGCCGCACTGGCCGATCCTCTCGACCTGGAGGTTGGCAAAGGTCGGCAGCGCATCAGCATTGCAGGCGCACTGGACCAGTACGGAACCAAGAAGAGCGCCGAGATAATCAGCGAGATTCGCATGGGCTCGGCTCTGGGTGAGACGACTGGCCAGATCACTCGCCGGCTCACCTCGCTTGGCGTGCAGCAACGTGATCAGGCTGGCGCACTGGTGCGGACCATGACCAACCATATCGCCAGTTCGGCCCGACAACAGGTCATGGTCGACAACGACGACATCCTGAAGGGTAAGCGTCGCGTAGCCACGCTGGACGGCAGGACCACGCCGTTATGCCGGGCCTTGGACGGCACTGTGGTGCCCATGACCGCGCCGTCGCCGCCGTTCCACTGGAACTGCAGGACCACCGAGATACCGGTGCTCAAGGACGAATTTGCCAGGGATATCCCCGGATCAACCCGTCCAGCAGTCGGCCCGGAAGGAGCCGAGCAGGTCAGCAGCAAAACCACCTATGGAGAATGGCTCGCCCGGCAGTCGGCGGCATTCCAAGAGGATGTGCTGGGCCCGGCCCGCTACAAGCTGTTCAGCAAAGGCGAGCTGACCATTGACAGATTTGTCGACGACGAAGGCCGCACCCTGACCCTCAGGCAGCTGCGCGATCGTGAGCCGATGGCTTTCGAGCGAGCAGGCATAGCCAGGTGAGCCAACGTCCTCGCTCATGTAACATCCGCTCCTTTTTAGGATGGATCCCATGAGATGGATGATAACTGCAATCCTGATTGCAGCCCTTGGGTTGCCGATAGCATTCACCGCTGGCGTTGTAATTAGTCTGAACGTAGCTGCGGAGGAGAGCCCTGCAAAAACGCTGAAGGACATTATGGGGTCAGCCGGTGACTGGGTTTCTGGTCTTGGTGCATTGGCGGCAGCCGCAGTCGCGGTCTACCTGGCAGACAGACAGCGTCGAGAAGACCTGCCGAACATTGGCATGTCTGTCCAAGGTTTCTATGAGGTTTCATTGGTTAACTATGGTCGCTTGCCGGTCGAGGTAAGCGGCCTCTGGCTTTACTTGACCTCAAAATATGGAGACTTCGAGCTGGGTCATGACCTTGACGATGACCGCCAGGAAAAAATCATCCTTGGTTTCGCCGAAACGGCAACATTTCGCTACGGAGACCACCTCATGTTGAATGCAGCGAGCTGGGCACACGTGAAGTGTAATCGTGACATTGGAGCGATTTCGCTTGTTGTCCCAACGCCTGTAAAGCACTTCAAGTTCCCGCTTCCTGAGCATTTTGCCGAGCGGCTCAACCATGAGTTGAATCAGATCAGAACTTGATAGAGCTGCGCCTCAATCATCCTCCAATCTAAGCCCCGCCAAGCGACGGGGCTTTTTTGTACCCGCAGGCAGGGCCTGCCCAACGTCTCTGGGAGACAGTAATGACCTTGAAATTCCAACTGGACAGCCTCGAAGGCGTCGATGAAGCCATCCAATCCCTGTATGTCGAGAAAGACGGCAAGTTCGTACTCGGCATCGATGGTCTTCCGCAGCAGGAAGACGTCACCGGCCTGAAGGCCAAGGTGGAAGAACTGCTGGGCGAGAAGAAGGCGGCCGAGAAGGCTCGTCGCGAAGCCGAGGAGAAGGCGCGCACCGAGGCTGAGGAGGCCGCTCGTAAGGCTGGCGATGTCGAAGGCCTGGAGAAATCCTGGTCCGAGAAGTTCGCCCGCCGTGAGGCTGAGCTGACCGCCCAACTCGAAAGCACCAACAGCACCCTGCAAGGCCAGATCCGGGATTTGACCGTAGGGCGCACCGCGACCGAGATCGCGACCACCTTGGCTGTTCCAGGCAGCGCCAAGGCATTGCTTCCCCATATCGAACGCCGGCTGAGCGTCGAGCAACGCGACGGTAAACCCACCGTCGTCGTGCTGGACGCCGCTGGCAAGCTCTCCGCGGCAACGCTGGATGAGCTGAAAGCAGAATTCACCAACGATCCGGCCTTCGGTCCGCTGATCGCTGGCAGCAAAGCATCTGGCGGCGGGGCCGGGGGTGCTGGAAAAGGCGGCGGGGCCGCAAGAGGCAACATCGGCGGCACCAAAGAGGAACGCACGGCGGCACTGGCCAGCCGGTTCCCAGACCTTCCACTGAAATAAGGAAATACACCCATGTCCCTGTCGCAAATGCAGGTTTTCAACGAATACATCATGCCGGCGACCATCGAGACGCTGGATCAGATGCTCGTTGCGTTCAACGCCGCCAGCCGCGGCGCCATCGTGCTGTCCCCGGACGGCTTCACCGGCGACTTCCTCCAAGAGTCGTTCTTCCAGACCCTGGCCGCTGCCCAGCGCCGCGTCGATCGCTACGCCGCCAACGGCGCCGCGCCGATCACCGACTTGACCGAGCTGAAAAACACTTCGGTGAAGGTTGCTGGTGGTTTCGGCCCGATCCGCTACGAGCCGTCGCAGATGACCTGGCTGGAGCGCCCGACCGCTCAGGGTATTGAGGTCGCATCCCGCGCGTTCGCCGAGATCCTGCTGAAGGACCAGTTGAACACCGCCATTGCCGCTCTGGTCGCCGCGATCACCGCCCAGGCCGCCGCCGTCAACGACGTGTCGGCAACCGCAGGCATCACCTACGCCGGCCTGAACAACGCTCACGCGAAGTTCGGCGATGCGAGCCAGAACCTCGTCACCCAGGTGATGCAGGGCACCACTTACCACAAGCTGGTAGGCCAGAACCTTGCCAACCAGCAGCAACTGTTCCAGGCCGGTAACGTCCGCGTGATCGACATCCTTGGCAAGGTCTCGGTTGTGACCGATGCCCCGGCATTGATGCAGGACGGCACCCCGGACAAGGAAATCATCCTGTCTCTAGTCCAGGGGGCGGCTCTGGTGCACGACGGTCGTGACATCATCAGCAACGTCCAGACCACCAACGGCAAAGAACGGATCGAAACCACGCTGCAGACCGACTACACCTTCGGCCTGGGCCTCAAGGGCTACACCTGGGATGTGACCGCCGGTGGCAAGTCTCCGACAGATGCCGAACTGGCGACCGGCACCAACTGGGACAAGACCGCCACCAGCATCAAGCACACCGCTGGTGTCGCTCTGATCGGTGACGCCTCCAAGTAACCCTGATGGCGGGCTGGGCCTACGGCCTGGCCCGCTGAGGACGTGAGCATGAGCAAGAACAACATCTGGTACCTGCCCGGGCCGTTCCACCAGTACCAGGAGGATGTGAAGGCCTTGGCCAGAGAGCATGGTCTGGTAATCGTCGACGCCAACGCCGCCACCAGCCGCAAGGGCGAGGCTAAAGACGTGCCCGAGGTGACCATTCGGCCCGAACTGAAGGCCGTGGTTGTCGAGGCTGGCGGGCTGAGCCAGGATGTGGTCGATCAACTGACAACTGAGCTGGCCGCCATTGGCGTGATCGTCGAGTCGTTCGCAGTGCAGAGCCTGGAGCGCCCAGAGGGTGAGCTTGGCGAAACAGCCTGGCGCCTGTTCCAGGTGCTGGAAGCGGTCAATGCCGGCATCGCCAGCCTGCAAAGCGAGCGCGATGGCGAGGTCGAGAAGGCCGGCAAGTTGCAGGAGGAGAACGAGCATCTCCGCGCTGAAATCGCTGCCTTGAAGCAGGCTGCGGCCAGTGCCCCAGAGGTTGAGCAGCTCAAGGCCAAGCTGACCGAGGCCGGGGTGACCTATCGCGCCAACGCCTCGAAAGAGTCGCTGCAGAAGCAGGTCGACGAACTCACCAAGTAATACCGGGGCTTAGCCCCACACATTTAAGCGGAGGCCTGATGGCTACCTACATCACCGTGGCCGACGGGGATAGCATCCTCGGGGCTGGCTGGGCAGCTGACGACCTCAAGGACGAGGCGGTGTTTGAGGCAAACGCCTACCTGACAGCGCTAAACCTGACCGGGATCGACATGGAAGCCATCCCTGACGACGTGAAAGAGGCTGGCGCCCGGCTGGCCAAGTGCGCGTCCCAGGGCAAGCTGTACCAACAGCAGACCGAAGGGTCGCTTGAGGCGAAGACCGTCAAGGCTGGCTCTGTATCGACCAGCAAGACCTTCGGCTCCATCGACAAGACCAGCACGGCCGCCCAGCCGGCGTGTGTGCAGTTGGCGCTGGCCCTGCTCACCCCATGGCGCAGCAATCCATTCGCATTCCGCGTGTTGAGGGGGTAGGGCATGGGGCTCCGCGACGATATACAAGCCGACCTGGCAGAGGCATTCGACGATGATCTGGCTGATGCTGTGCAGGCCTTCACTGGCTCTTACATGGGCCCGGGCGTATGGGATCCTGTCAGCGAGACGACCACCGCGCAGCCTGTGACCTATACCGGGCGCGGCGTCTTCGATAACTACGACAGCCGTCGGATCGACAACATCAACATTCTGGTGGGTGATGTGCTGCTGATCTGCCTGGCCAACGAGGTCACGGACAAGCCCGCCGTAGGCCACGAGATTACCGCCGACGACCTGATCACAGGCGAGCCGGTGAAATACCGCATCGTCAGCCCCGGCATCGACCCGGCCAAGGCCCACTACGAGATCCAACTGAGGAAGTGACCATGTCCAGAAGGGGCTGGAGCACACCGCCCAGCCTTTTCGCTGGCGTGGTGGAGGAGCAACTGAGTCAGCGCGTTCGAGTTATCGCAATCGCGCTCCTCAACGAAATCGTTCTGCGCTCGCCGGTTGATACCGGGCGATTCCGTGGCAACAACATCGTCAGCGTCGGAGCTCCGGTTTACACCAGCACCGTGAACGTCGACCCAACGGGCGCAGAAACCCTCCAGGCAGGTGTGCGGGCGGTCACCGGCCTGGAGCCATACACACAGGTCTTCATCCAGAACAATCTTCCGTATGCAGGCCCGCTTGAGGATGGCCATTCCCAGCAGGCGCCGGCCGGCATCTACGCGGTGTCGTTCAACGGCGTTGCCGAGGCCTACAGGACATGACCTTCGAACAGATCCGGGCCATCGTCACTGGCCGCATGACGCAGTGGGCGGGCATTCCCGCAGACGCTGTCGATTACCCGAACAATCCGCAAGGGCCTTTCAACCCGGCTGGCAAGTCCATATGGGCACGACTGGCAGACGCACCAGGCCTGGCCAGCGCGCCAGAGACAGGCATCGGCCCGTGCGTGCGACGCACCGGCATCATCATGATTCAGCTGTTCGTGCCCAGCTACAAGGGCACCCTGGCCATCACCAAGGCCGCCGACACGCTGGTGCAGCACTTTGAGTTCTACAGCGACCCGACCGGGCCATTCGACTGCTACGCGGCTTCGGCTGCGACGATTGGCGATGACGGCCATGGCTGGTACCAGGTCAACGTGTCGATCCCATACCGGGCCTACTGAGCCCTCAACATCCACCGCCACATGGCGGTTTTTTTACGCCTACTTATAGGAGAAACACCCCATGTCGAGCGGTGCAAAAGTACAACTCGCCTCCATCAAAGAGGTGACGCCTGGCGTGACGCCGGCCGGTGACTGGAAGGTACTGACCCGCATCAGCAACAGCCTCATGCCGACCTTCAACTCGGAAGAGAACAACGAAATCGGCTTTACCCGCATGTCGCAGGGTACTGCCCAGACCACTGTGGACGTTGGCGGCGATATCGAAACCAAGTGGCGCTTTGGCGCGTTGGACGACTTCATGGCCTCCTGCTTCGGCAAGGACTGGGCAGGCAACGTCCTGACCATGGGCGATGACCGCATCACCTTCTCGATCGCATCCTACGCGACCGATATCGGTGTCTCGGCCATTGCCCGCGGCGTGCAAGTCGCCACCATGAACTTCGATTTCCCAGGCGACAACGAAGTCACGGTCACTATTACCATGGCGGCGCGCTCCTGGGATGACAAGGGCGACAACACGTCGTTCATCTTCAACGCCCAGCCCGAGGCCAGCCAGCGGCGGTTCAGCTTCAAGGACATCAGCGGCCTGAAGATCAACGGCGTCCAAGTGGGCGAAGACAACGCCTGCGTCGACAGCTTCAGCCTGCAGTTCGACAACAACGTGCAGACCCAGCGCTGCATCGGCAACGGCAACCCGTACCCGGGCAACATCATTGCCACCACCTTCACCCCGTCCGGCGCGATCACCATCAGCTGGTCGAAGATGGCCTACGAGCTGTGGAAGGCCCAGAAGGGCAACGACGCGATCAGCTTGGAATTCACCATCGGCAACGCCGACGGCGGCTACAAGTTCCTGATCCCTGAGATGGAAGTTACCGCTGACTGGCCTGATGGCGGTTCGACCGACATCATCCAGGTGGAGCTGAACTACACCGCTCGCCGCGTGGCCCCGACGATCACCCGTCTGCCCGCGCCTATCGTTGTGGCTGCGGTGGATGTCACCCCGGCCACCCTGAGCCTGGCAGTAGGTGATACCGGCGACCTCGAAGTCGTGGTCACCCCGGCCGGTGCCAGCCAGCAAGTCACCTGGACCAGCTCCGCATCGGCAATCGCCAGCGTGAGCGAGACCGGCCTGGTCACCGCTCTGGCAGTCGGCACCGCCACCATCACGGCCACCAGCGTCGCAGACGGCACCAAGACCGATACCTGCGCCGTCACCGTCACCGCTTAACCCTTTGCCCGGCGCGCCCTGCGGTGTGCGTCGGGCCTTTTACCGCAGAGGAAGACCATGGGCATCACCATCAAGAAGCCTGAACTGGATATTGAAGGCCAGCGCTGGGTGGATTTTGCGCCAGGCGCGAAGCTGCTTGTAGCGTCCTTCGGCAATCCGATGTTCCGGTCGCACAAGGCGATTATCCAGCGCCACCTGGATTCGATCGACCTTCAGACGAAAGCAGGCACCAAGGACTTCAGTCTGGATGTAGTCGCCGAAGTCGAGATCGAGTCGGGCGATGATCTGTACTTTGAATTGGCGGCGCGCCATCTGATCAAGGACTGGCAGGGTGTGGACGTTGCTGATAACCCTGGCGTCCCGGCCCAATACACGCCAAAGCTCGGCGTTGAACTGCTCAAGATGATGCCTGACGTTTACTGGATTGTTGTCCGGGCGGCCCTGGACATCATGACCAGGGCCAAGGAACGGGCAGCAGAAACAGCGGAAAAGCAGTAGCGGCATATCGCTGGTCGAAGGATTGGGCCGGGCCGGAGAACGAGAAAAAGCGCTGGAAGCATGAGCGCCTCGGGCTAACGGCCCAAGAGCCGCCGGAGATCGACGACGTGGTCGCCGAGATCCTCGAAGCGTACGGTCATATTGGGCGGTCCCGGCAATACGTCGGAATGATAGGCGCGCCGGCGCCCATCTCACCGGCAGCCATCACCGAATACCTCGACCGCTACCCTTCGGCGATATGCCGCGAAGAGTTTGATGCCGCTGTATTCGCCCTGGACGAAGAGTTCAGGAAGCGGTGGAGTGAGGAGCAGGAAAAGCAGGCTGACAAACGGGGAGAGAAGGGACCGCGCCGATAGAGCGCTTCTTTCGAGTAGCAGTGATGGCACTCGAAGCTGGGCGGATGGTAAATTCTGCCATCGACTCAGGAGGAGCTCATGGAAATTCTAATTGTCTGGCTTGCTATCGCCTCGGTAACAGCGTACTTCGCCAAGCAGAAAGGGCGCAGTGCTGGGGCCTGGTTCGCGCTGGGCTTTCTCTTCTCCATTTTTGCCCTCATCGCTATCTGGCTGGTGAACCCCATTGGCGTTGATGACGCAAAGAGCATCGAAATCGCAAAAAAATACGGATCGTCCGCAAGATACCGTAAGTGCCCATACTGCGCTGAGGTAGTCCAGCGCGAAGCCATCAAATGTAAGCACTGTTCCTCAGACCTAGAGCCGGTCACAGACTGAGCAGACATTCAACCGAAGCCCGCCGAGTGCGGGCTTTTTTGTGCCCGGAGTTTGTATGAACCAAGAGTCTCGTCTGGCGGTTACGATCGACTCCAGAGGCGCCCAGCGCGACGCACGAGCCATGACCAAGGACCTGAACGCCTTGGAGTCGGCAGGCAACAGGATTGACCCGGCAATGGGCAAGGCGGAGACAGGCATCCGTGACCTGGGCAACCAGGCCTCATCCAGCGCATCGAAAGTCAGGACCCTGGAAGGACAAACTGACAAGCTGGCGTCTGCCGTTACCGGACTTGCAGGCCCAATTGCTGCAGCATTCAGCGTCGCAAAAATTGCTGCAGCTGCAGAACAGTACGTAAACCTCACAAACCGGCTTAGGCTTGTAACGGAAAGCACCGAGCAGTTGGCCTTCGCTCAGGAGTCGGTTTACCAGGTTGCCCAGAGCTCTCGGCAATCGCTTGAGGTCACAGCTCAGGTGTACCAGCGCATAGCGCAGAATGCCAGTCAGCTGGGTCTCGACTTTGCTGAGGTTGCTAGTGTCACCGAGACGGTGGCAAAGACCGTGGCTCTCAGTGGCGCCAGCGCCCAGGCAGCTGACGCCTCAATGGTCCAGTTTGGGCAGGCGCTAGCTTCAGGCACCCTGCGTGGTGACGAGCTTAACTCGATCATGGAGCAGACACCGGCTCTGGCCCAGGCCATCGCTCGAGGTCTGGGCGTGACGATAGGTCAACTCCGAGCCATGGGGGCAGAGGGAAAACTTACCTCTGAGGCGGTGGTGCGCGCCTTGCAGAATCAGAAGGACAAGGTCGACGAGCTCAGCTCGGCTATGACGCTTACTGTCAGCCAGGCCGTGACCTCTTTCAATAACGCCCTGGTGTCAACAGTTGGCAGGCTGGACGAAGCCACCGGTGCAAGCAGCCGGCTCGCAAACGGGATCGCAGCGCTCGCGCGGGCAATGGACGGATTCAACTCTGGGGAATTCCTTGATTTCTTCCGCCAGGATAAGCAGACCGTTGCCGGATTGAACAACGAGCTCAGCGTTACCCTGTCCGGTATCCGGGATCTCCAGAATGCGAGGTCAAGGCTGGCAAAAGACGACCCAAGTGACACGGTGTTTTTCAAGTTCAAGTTCTACGACAAGGCCGAGCTAGACGCGGAAATCAGAGAGCTTGAGGGCAAAGCGGCCGGCATCAGAACCATCGTCAGCAGTATGGAAGGATCTGCAGCGAAAATCGGTGCGCAAACACCTAAGGGTGACGCCCCGGCAGAAGGGGCTGCAACAGCCGTCAACGCCGAATACGAGAAGATGTTGGCCAGCCTGAAAAAGCAGGCTGCTCTTCAGGGGGAAAACACCGAGGCCGCGAAGGTCAGGTACGCGATCGAGAATGGCGAGCTTGGCAAACTGCTGCCAGAGCAGGAGAAACTGCTGCTGCAGTACGCCGAGGAAAAGGACCGAAAGGCGGCGGCAGAGAAGGCGGCAAAGGATCTAGGGTCGGCAAACGCAAGGGCAAATACGGAATCCGCCAAGAGTCTGTCAGAGGCTCTAGGAGTATTCACGAAGCTCTATGGTCAGTATGACCCAGCTTCTCAGGCCGTACGCTCGCTTACACATGAACAGCAACAGCTTCAGCTGGCGCTGGATCGTGGAGCCATCAGCCAGATCGAGTACAGCAATGCACTGGCTCAGGCCTCGCAGAACTATGCAGCCATAGTTCAGGGGCAGGACCAGCACCTCGTCAGGTTGAAGCAGATCAACGAGGAGTACGTCAAAGGGCAAAGCCTTGCCGAGCTCTATGCGCAGAAAGCGGCAGCAACTGGAATTCAGGGGCCGGCGGGCAACATCGCCAGGTCGGGTATCGATTCGGCAATCAAGGGGCAGATTTTCAATGGGAAGCCAAATGCCTCGGTGATTTCGGCCGAGGTCGGCGGGCCAAGCTCCGAGCTGACCCGAATGGCTGAAGAGAATGCCCAGCTTCAGGCTTGGTACGACCAGCGAATTGCTATGTATCAGCAGTATCGCCAGCTTGAGGTTGAAAACGCAGCCCAGTACGACGAAGCCATTCGCCAGCTTGAACAGCAGCGGGCCGAAGATACAGTGAGAAACGATCAGGCCATGAGCATGGCTCGAATCTCAATGGCGCAAGAGATGTTCGGCGATCTGACCAGCCTTGTCGGTACGTTTGCCGGCGAGCAGTCATCTGCATACAAGGCGATGTTTGCTGTTTCAAAGGCTGTCGCAATCGCCCAGGCATTGATCAATGCGCCGAAGACGGCCAGCGATGCTTATGCTGCAATGGCTGGCATTCCAATCGTCGGGCCGGCGCTCGGTATCGCTGCAGCGGGCGCCGCGCTCACAGCGCAGATGGCTCAGGTCGCGTCGATCCGCTCGATCAGCCTCCCGGGCTTCGCCACCGGTGGCTACGTGTCCGGCGCCGGTACCGGCACCTCCGACAGCATCATGGCCCGCCTGAGCGACGGCGAGTTCGTGGTGAATGCCGCGGCCACGAAGCGTAACAGGGCGCTGCTGGAGGCGATCAACTCGAACGAGCGGGTATCGGTGGCTGGTGGTGGCGGCTCGGTTGTTTCGACTCAATCGTCCGGTGGCATCCAGGCGCCCGTGGTCGCCCAACCAAACGTCACCGTGAACCTGATCGAAGACCGGTCCCGCGCCGGCACTGTTGATCAGCGCACCGGAGACGATGGCCAGCTGCAGATCGACGCCTTCGTGGCTGACATCTGGGGCGGGGGCGAGCGGGCCCAGGCGATCGAGGCGGCGTACGGGCTTTCGCGCAATCCAACGTAGGGAAATCCCATGACCACCGAAACCGAAGAGGCCGACATCGGGGCGGGCGCAACTGTGCCCGATCCCGTTGTTCCGCCTGATGAGAAAGAGCTACTGCTGCAAAGGCGGCTCGCTCGCATCGAGGAGGCGCTGGGCCTCAGCCCTCTCACCTAAACGCAAACCTCAGCTGAGGAACGGCAATGATTCAATACCCGGCAGAATTGCCACTTCCTCTGCAGGAGGGGTATGGCCTGAGCACGGTTGATCCGATGCGGGCCACGCAGATGGTTACCGGGCGGACGCGGTACCGGGTTCGGCACCGCTACGTCCCGACCGAGGTGCGGTTTAACTTCAACTTCAGCCAGGCCGAGGCAGGCCTATTTGAGGCGTGGTATGCGCGGACCATCAACAACGGGATGGAGTGGTTCGAGATCCAGCTGCAGACGCCGGCTGGTTTCACGACCTACCAGGCCCACTTCAAGAGCATCCCTGCAGGGCCCGACCTGACGCAAATAACCCGCTGGCGGTACTCGGCGGTGGTGCAGTTGAAGGAGCGCCCGCTGATTCCAGCGCCGTGGGAGCAGTTCCCGCAGTTCTGGCTCAACAAAGACATCATCGACTTGGCGATCAACAGGGAGTGGCCTGAAGCATGAGCCTGATCGAGGAGTGTTATGCCTCTGGCAGAGGCGAGCTGGTCGACACCATCGAGGCGCGGGAGGAGGGTGGCACTGTCTCCCACCTCTTCTGCTCTGGCTGGGAAGACCGGGCGTGCACCACCGAGGACGGCCGCACGCTGACCTTTGTTGCGATGGCCATGGACTTGGCCCTACCCAGGAACGACAACAGCGCGTTCCAGAACCTGGTGCTTGGCTTGGACAACGTCACAGGCGAGGTGCAGGAGGTGGTGGAGGCGGCCAAGGCTGCCGACAAGCGCTTCATCATCACCTTCCGGCGCTACCTGGCGGAAGACCTGTCTTTTCCGCAGGAGCGGTACCGCATGACGCTGCTCAGCCGGGAGTATGAGGACGACGTGGCCAAGCTCACCGCCGGCTTCTTCGACCTGCTCAACACCAACGGTCTGCGCACCGTCCTGACCACCACCTTGGCACCTGGCCTGAAGTACATCTGATCATGATCGAGAAATTCATGCGCGCCCCGTATCGCGAGGGTGCACGGGGGCCTATTGCCTTCGATTGCTGGGGGCTGTGCATCGCAGTCCGCCACCAAGTGTTCGGCCTGCCGCTCCTGCCCAGCTTAGGCGCCGTGGGTAAGAACAAGCTCAGGGCAAACACCGAGGCCTATCACGACCTGCGCCAGGGCATGGAAGAGTGCACCCCGGAACCTGGCGCGATCGCCGCCGTGTTCCGCGGCTCGCTGTGTCTGCACGTAGGCGTGGTGGTGGAAAGCGAGGGCCGGCTGAAGGTGCTGGACACAAACCCCGGCGGCGCCTGCCTCCGGACGACTGGCGAGTTCGAGGCAGCTCACCCAAGGGTGGTGTATTACCGATGATCGAATTTTACCCGAACAAGCTGAGCAACACGGCTCCGCTGGGCACCTGGAAGACCGACCGCCGCATGTTGATCGAGGAGTGGCTGAAGTCCCTGGCCCCTTCGTATGAGCGCCGGGAAAGCCCGCCCGTCAGCGTTGTGCTCAATGATGAGCTGATCGAGCAGCACCTGTGGCACAAGGTGAAGTTCAAGCCTGCTGACCTGCTGCAGATCTACCGCGAGCCCAAGGGAACCGACCCTTTTTCCATCACCTTCGCTCTGTTCAAGGGCGCCAAGGCGGTGCTGAAGTCGATAATGCCCAAGATGCCCGGCATGCCTTCCAGTGCCGGCACTCAGCAGGGCGACCCCCTGACCGAGGCCAGCGCCAAGGGCAACAAGGTCAAGCTGGGCGAGCCGGTGCGCCAGATCGCCGGCCATCAGCGTGTCTATCCGTCATACCTGGTTCAGCCCAGGCGTTATTACGTGGCGCCGCGTGACCAGCGCGTCGATATGCTGCTGTACATTGCCGAAGGCGAGTATGACGTTCCGCTGCAGAAGGTGAAGGTTGGCGAAACACCGCTGATTTCGCTGGGGGCGGACGCTGTCTTCACAATCTATCCGCCTGGCGCTGACATGTCTGCCGATGCCGCGCGCATCAACTGGTTCAACGTCCCTGAGGTGGGGGCCAGTTCCAGCGGCTCCGCCGGGCTTGAGTTAACTATGGCCGTCGAATTGGCGCGTTCGGCGACTGCTTCTGCCTACCAGTTTGTAGGGGAAACCATCAGCGTTCCAGCCGGATCAGGCCAATTCCCCGCGGACTGGTCGAACGGGATCATAATCCGGGTGCAGGCTCCGTACACCTACACGGTGATTGATGGGGGAGCGGGCCGCGACATCATCCGCGGGCCATTGGATATGCTCAACCCGACGCCAGGGATGATGATCGAGGTCGCTGGCTCGAATGCCGGGCTTTACGTCGTTCACAGCTACACACCATACAGTCCCGCGGTGCCCGGCAGTCCTGGCACCGCATCGACGCTCACAGGTTCTGCTGCTCCAAGCCGTTATGATTTCAACGTTACACCGATCAGCTTCACTCTGGCGCGCGGGGCCTCGAATTATCCAGTAACGCTGAACACTGCAACGACCGACCTTTCCGGACTGGTATCAGCCCTGAACGTACAGCTCAGCGGATCGCCAATCCAGGCGCAGCAGAGCAGCGGTCGGGTGCGCTTCGTTGAGCTGACACCGTTCGCTGGCCAGGCCCTTACTGCCTCCGGCGCAGCAACCATCATCGGCTCGTCGCCAACAGGCGTTACCGGCAGCGCCACAACCAGTGGAACGCCTGAGCAGCCAGCAGAAATGACGCTTGATTACGATGGCGGGTCGCCCGTCGTTGGCCTGGCCTTGGGCCAGGGTTTAGCGACCATCGGGCCTCGCGGATTGCGTTACCGCATTACGGCCTACAGCGCTGGGCTTCTCGAGGTGGAGCGCCTCACTGCGTCTGGCTCCGTCGATGCTGCATGGCCAGGGTTTAACGCCATGCAGACTGTCAACGGAGTTATCACCCTCGATGCGTCGAATCTTCAGGGTGGATATCGCGGGCCGTTCGCATGCTGCCCTGAGAACGAGAAGGTCACAGAGCTTGAGTGGTCCATAACCTACGCCAACGGGCTGGCAGGCCTTGGACGCGAAGGGCAGGTATACGAGATCCCCACCTATCACGTGTTTGAGTACCGGGATATGGACGTCTCCGGCGCCTGGACAGTGGTAGAGAGGGAGTATATCGGCGGCTCGCTCGATGCCCAGGGCTTCACCAGCAGGGTTTCGCTTCCGTACCCAATGAGGGCTGAAGCCCGGGTCCGCAAACTCTACAAAGACCGGCCCGGAAGGATGAACGAAGAGGCCAGGGAAGACGCCACCTGGACAGATCTGCGGGGACGCATGCAGGAATCACCGAACAGCTACCCAGGCATGACAGTGATGACCTGTACGATTCGCGGTGGAGATCGACTTTCCGCTCAATCTGAAAGCCAGATCAACGTTGAGGCTACCCGAGTGCTGCCCCTGATGGGCGGAGGTAGTGGTCCAAGCCGCGATATCGTGCCCTGGTGCATCTATCAGCTGAAGCAGCGCGGTTACACCGACGATGACCTGGATCTTCCCGAGTGGCAGGCCTTCCACGACACCTGCGTGGCCCGAGGCGACACCTACGACGAAACGCTGGATTCGACGATCACCGTCAAGGACATGATCAACAACGCGCTGGCGTGCGGATTCGGTGAGCTGGTCACATTCCGGGGCCTGCTGCGTCCGGTTCGAGACAGTGCCCGAGCAGCGTTCGACGTTACCTACGGCCCGAAAACCCAGACCTACTCACCCCAGAACATGACCAAGATGCTTAAGATCAGCGGCGCCATGCCGTCGATCAACGACTTCGACGGGGTGGATGTGGAGTTCTTCTCTCGCACCACATGGGCGTGGGAGACGGTCGAGTGCCGCTGGCCAGGCGACCTCGGCACCAAGGTCGAGAAGATCAAGATGCCTGGAGTCAGTGACAGGACCAGGGCATGGCGGTTCGGTATGCGCCGGCGTGGCCACCAGAAGTTTCGGACGGACATCTACACCTGGGAAACCGAAATGGACGGCAGCAACAGCGGCTACCTGAGTTTCGCAGCCGTTGCAGATGACGCGCCTAAGCGTTGCCAGAGCGCGATCCTGCTGGACTTCTCGGTAACCGGGTCGGAAACCCTTCTGCACAGCTCAGAGCCACTGGACTGGTCCTTTACAGAGCAGAATCTGATTGGTGTGCGCCGCCTGGACGGGACGCTCTCTGGCCCGTGGGATGCGGTACGAATCGACGATTACACCGCCAAGGTTGTAGCTCTGGACTTCACGCCGGTGGTGGACGGCCCGCTTGAGCCGCCGCACATCCTGTTCGGGCCAGCTTCCCGCTGGGCCTACCCGACGCTGATCACCAGTTCAGACCCAGCCAACGGCAACGTGGCGATGAAGGGCATGCCCTACGACGCTCGCGTTTACATCTACGACGACCAATTCCCGCCGGCCTGACCGGACCCTGACGAGCATGCCCGCCCAGCGCGGGCTTTTTTGTGCCCGGAGAAAACATGGCTTACAACACCAACAACCCACTCGGCTCGAGCGATCCGCGGGACTTGTTCGATAACTCGACAAACTTTGACGAGGGGATGAACAGCACGGCGGACTCGTTCCTTGACCGGTTCGGCAGGCCGCGGGTCACCTGGCAAAAATTCCATAACCTCACTGTCGCAGCCGAAAGCGAGATCGGGGCGACCGTTACTGATGCCAAGGGCAGAGTCAACGCTGCGGCAGATGCTGGCATCGAGGACATAGACGACTCCGTCGCTGCTGTGGACGCTGCCGAGGCTGCTGCCAAGTCTCAGATGGAGGAGACAGCCGCCGATCTTGGCGACGATTTCAATACCCTGCACAAGGATACCCTGGCGGAGCTGCAGGCCGTCATCCCCAGATACGACGGCAACGTGGGCATTGTGGGTAATGATTCTGATGCCACCAAGAACGGTTGGTATCAATGGAATGCCAGTACGCAGGGATGGGTGCGTCTTCCTAATCAGCCCGCCATGAGTGCAGCTATCGAAGCGCTCCGCAGGCAGGTTAGTCTGAGAAAACGCCCGCGCGGCCCGGATAGTGGCAAAGCCCCGTTAATCATCGGAGCGGCAGGAGCGAAAATTTTGTTTGGCGTTCACCAAAAACTACCGCGGGGCCCTTCCAAAACTAAAGGGACCGTGACGGTCCTTGGCAATACCTTAGTCCCAACGCTGCGCTCCCTGCGGCGACCTCGCAGCCAGGCTTACCCAGACCCGGTGGTGCTGGTTTCTGGCAATTCCGTAATGCTGAAAACCGGCGGCACGGATAACCCAGCCACGCCAGTCGTTACCTATGACGCCAAGCTGAGCGAGGCCCAGGGGCAGAAGCCCGCACCCAAGCGATACGCTGCTATCAGTGGAGGCCAGGTGTGGTCGTACGGTCCGGACGGTGCGAGGCAGGTCACCCACGATGGCGAATGGTTTTCTGCGCATTGCACAGACTTCGACATTATCCGGGCGCTGAAGGTTGTTAGTGGCGGATTGGTGCCCTATACCATCACTCAGGATGGCCGGGCACTGCGCGACGGCAAGGTGCTGGTGCACAAGCTCTCGACAGGCCAGAGCCTTGCGCTTGGCTCTCGCGGGTTCATACCTGACCCAAACGGCGAGTATGTGATCAACGGCATACGCGGGAACCTGTTCTCTCCCTGGACTCCACCCGGCTACACCGACAAGCTGTGGACGCTGGCTGGAGGTCCGAGGCCGTCCGCATGGGAAGGCACTACGGCACTTGAGCCTGTTCGCGAATACGTTGCCGGTGTGCTGGGCGAAACCCCGGCGACTTCCTTCATGCTGGCCACACGCAAATGGCATGAGCTCACGACATCGGTATCGCCGCAAATGCTGTACAGCGTCTCCGCGCTCGGCGGCACGGCCTATGCCGGCATCAAGAAGGGCACCGCCACCTACGCGAATGCCATTTCCCAGGTGACCACCGCCAAGGCCATTGCCGATAGCATGGGGCTAGATTATGTGGTGCCCAGCATCTCGATCGTTCATGGCGAGAGTCAGAGCAGCACCACGCAGGCCCAGTACGTGGCGATGCAGGCCGAGTGGATTAGCGATTACCGTGCGGACATTGTCGCGATCACCGGCCAGGCGGTGCCCCCGGTTGCGTTTATCTCGCAGATGCTCACAGGTGACCCTGGGACCATCCCGCAGATCCCGTTGGCCCAACTGCAGGCTCACAACGAGAACCCGGACATCATCATGGTGGGCCCGAAGTACGCCTACCCATATTTTGACACCTATCACATGCTTGCCCCTGGCTACGTCAAGATGGGCGAGCTGGAAGCCCGCGCCGAGCGCCTGACCCAGATCAGCGGCAAGTGGCAGCCACTCAAGGCTCTGTCGGCATCCGTGTCAGGGTCGATGATTACGCTGCGCCTGAACAACCTCCCGGATGGCAATGCCGGCACGCCTGGCCCGATTGGGAAGCTGGTGATCGACACGACCATCGTTAGCGATCCTGGCAATTACGGCTTCCAGTTATCGGCGGGGACCATCGGTACCGTGGCAATGGGTGCTGACGGTGTTTCGATCGTGATCACCGCGACCGCAGCCATTGCCGCCGGCACAGTCCTCACTTATGCCTTGCAGCCAACCCTGAACTCGCCACAAAGCGGCAACGGCCGCCGAGGCTGCATCCGCGATACCGACATGCGCGACTTTTCACGGTTCGACGCGAAACCTCTTTACAACTGGCTTTGCGCCTTCTCGATTGCCTTGGAGATTTAAAAATATGCTTCGCTCTATTCTGACCTTCCCAGGTTCCGCGCCGGTTCCAGGCATGCCCAAACTCGACGTGACCGAGGCTGAGATTGCCGTTGCCAACATCTCAGGCCTCAAGCACTGGCCAGGTCTGAACGATTGGGATGTCTCGACAGGCGTTATCCTTGATCGCATGACTGATGGCGTGATTCCGAGCTACAGCCTTTCGCAGCCTGGGGCCAACTTCGTCACGATGGTGAACGGCAAGAAGGGCTACAAGATCAATGCGCTGGCGAACACCTTGGTCATGCCAGGATTCGACACCTCTGGCTCCTTCACGGTCGGCTGTGTATGCGGTATGGACCTCACTTTTGGCAGCTTCACCGAGACTGAGCTGAACACGTCAGTTCCGGCGCCGTGGGGTATTTACTCTGACGTCAGTCCAACCGGGCTGGTATCACTGGTCTTTGGCTCAATTGCCATTGCTTCGTCGGTTGCCGCCACCTGGCCCATCAAGTTGAGCGCTGACAAGCTGACCGCTGTGGTAATCGTGTTCGACCGTGGAGCAGGGAAGCTCAGCATCCGCTACAACGGCATCGAAATGTACTCCAGCACGGTCGCAGCAATTAAAACTGTCAATTTGCATAAGGAGCTGATGATGGGCGGCATGCGTACCGCAGGTGCCGGCCGGGCCATCGCCACGCGAGCGATGTCAACCAATGCCTTCGCAGCGTTCGAGACTGCCCTGAAGGGCGAGGACCTCATCGCGCTCGAATCGATGCTGCTTGAGGCTGCCGCAGCTGCCTGACGCCACCCGCATTCAACTACGCCCGCCAAGTGTGGGCTTTTTTTCGCCTGGAGAAAACCCATGACCACTCCCCGCGGCGTCCGGAACCGGAACCCCGGAAACATCGATTTCAACCCCCGCAACGACTGGCAGGGCCAGATTGGCAAGGAGTCGGGGGGCCGCTTCGCCATCTTCGACACGCCCGAGAACGGCATTCGTGCCCTGGGCAAGCTGCTGATCAACTACCGCGGCAAAGATGGCCTGCCCGGAGTGGGCGGGAAGGGCATCGACACGGTGCTCGAAACTATCAACCGCTGGGCGCCGAGCAACGAGAACGACACCCAGGCCTACGCCGGCGCAGTAGCGAAGCGCCTGGGCGTGCGCACCACCGACCCAATCAACATTAAAGACCCGGCGACGCTGCGCGGCATGGTAGTCAGCATCATCATCCACGAGAACGGCGGTAACCCATACGTGCCGACGATCATTGATGAAGGCGTGCGGAGGGCGCTGGCGTGAATGCCTGGTTACTGCGGGGCACTGCCGCCGTCCTGCTGATCCTGCTTGGCATGGCAGTGGGAACATGGCTCGCCACCAGTCACTTCCGGCCGGCTCTCGACGAGGAGCAGGACCGGGTGGCGATGTGCACAGCGGCGCGCGACAACCTTGCAGGCCTGGCGCAAGAGCAGGGCAAGGCCCTGGGCGACCTGACCCTGGCCGCGAACGAACGCCAGGCCAGGGCGGAGCAAGCGGTAGCCGAGGCGAAGGCCAGCGCTCAGGTTGACTACGCCGCGGCGAACCGGCTTCAGCAAGAGCGAACCGGCGGCGACCAGTGCGCGGCCGCCACCTCGATCATCGACAAGGAGTTGGGCCTATGAAGCTGGTGCTGAACTGGCATACCTGCGGGAGCGAAACAGGACCTTTTTCGGCTGCAGGCCGCGCAATCCGTGGGTTTATCTGCTGGAGCCGGCTGGTGCTTACCTGGCCCTGCAGGAGCGGCGAAAAGGTGCAGGTCTGGCAAAAAAGCTCAGGTGGTGCTGGTCGAATCCTGCGAGCGATGGCGGGGCTCGCAGGCATTGCACTGCTGGCCGCCTGCGCGGGGACAGTCGAACCCAAGACTCAATATGTGCGTGTCGAGGTTCCGGTGCAGGTGCCGTGCCGGGTTTCAGAGGTGGCTGAGCCGCCTTGGGCTGCCGTCGGCCTGCGCAAGACGGACAGCCTAGAGGTAAAGATGCGGGCGCTCCTGGCTGAGCGTCGTCAGCGAATTGGGTACGAGCGACAGTTGGAGGCCGCCATCCAGGCATGTCGATAATATTGTCCACCTAGAAGAAGCTAGTCTCGTGAAAACGGGCATGTGGCTTTTCAAATAATATCATCCTATCCAGTTAGTAATTGAGTTTCTGGCTATAGCTAACATAAGGGCATGTGTGGGCAGCATTTCGGTTTCGAGCTTTTGGTCTCCATTATCAGCGCTGTACTTAATTAGCTCATCAAAAAAACGATTTGAAGAGTTAGGTGTCTTGTGTGGCGGCTGCCGCCCTTCATGAACAAAAGATGAACGATGTTTGTAAGAGCTTTTAAGAATTTGCGTTAGTTCGTTCTGGCTCAAATCGGATGGGTATATTTCGAAAGCAGAGCGAACAGGTCGATGCGATTCTTTTGCCGTAATCCATCCATAACTCTCACGCCTCTCTTTGTCGCGCTCTATGGCGTCCTGATTATGCTCCGGGATAATTGACTCCCAAGTCGAGGTCGGGCAGTAATTATGTATGAATGCTACGTAGCGGTCTGTAAGATAGCTGTTCCTTGAACTGGTCTCTTTATACGCATTAAATATTTCAGCAAAGTCACTTTCTTTTTTTGCGCGATTGCTCCACTGATCTTCAAGTGCGTGCTTTTTCTCCATCGTTTTTTTCTTAATTGCGCTTTGCGCTATAGCCTCAATCGCCGATATAATCAGCAGGTACGAAAGTCCAAAGTCTTCTTTTTTGTTTATCATTGCTAGGTGCAATAGTCTAATCGCCTGCATTGTTTTTATGTACTTGCTTTTATCTATTGCCAGAAGTTTTCCAACCATGTTGCAAGTCGAAACATAATGTTTATTAAGGGCCGCCGTGGACAGGTTAGTGTCGGTAGCGCCCGGCCCGGCATGTCGTATTGGGTGGGTCAGCGCTAACTCACCAATATCTGCTTCCATGCTCATAAAATTCGAAAAGTCATCTCTTGGTGACTTGCACAGTCGGCCTGTTGCGAAAGATACTATAGACGCTAAAGCAGTTGAAAAAAGGTGATGACCAAACATAATGCCACCATCCTTCTGAGTTACGACGCTTACAAACCCTGCATTAGGGCCTGGCATATCTACTCGTTGGGATGCAGAAATGATAGCGTTTGGTAGCTCCCATTCGTTGACTATCTGAAAGTCTGTCAGTAAGTATGACTCACCTGGCATGCCCATGAAGCTAGGGCTTATAAGCCCGGATGACCGAAAAGCCTCAATGCATTCATTGAACAATGTATGGTCAGATGCAATCGTGCGCATGACATTCCTTGGCGGTAGGTTCGTGATGTTTTGAATCTTTCTCAGAAACCATTTATAGCACAATTATTCCTGTGCAGAAGGCATTCTCACATTAGTCGAGTCTTTACTCGCGCCATAGGTCATGAGCAGCCGCTCATATCTTTCGAGTGATCGCTGGGCGTTGCCTTGCAGAAACTGAAGGTGTCCGGTGCAACGGTCTTCATTGTTTCTCACCGGCCAAACATCCTGAGCCACTTGGATCGGTCATTGTTATGTCGGGCGGAACTGTTTCCCTCTATGGGGAGCGTGACAAAGTCCTTGCCCACCTAGCCCAGCAGCAGGCCGCGGCACAGAAGCGTGCTGCCCAGCCGTCTGCCACAGTTGTGTCCATCGCTCCAGATACTGCATCTGCATCAGGCTGACAGCACTGGGCTGGTGTATAAAAAACGAAGCCCTGGATGCTGGTGTCCAGGGCTTCTAGCTAGCTTGGTCCCTATGAATGGCAAGCTAGCGTGGCCAAATGGTATCAGCGAGAGGCCATAGAGTCATCAGCCGTTCCCGTTCTGCCTGCCACCAATCCGCCCTATACTCTGCTGTTCAACTGGGCAGGGCATCGCATTTTGGACAAGCGCACCTTTATCGGAATGGTCGAGGCCGGCGAGCCGCTGATTCAGCAGGCAATCGACGCAATGCGGGAGTATCACCAAGCCCAGGATCGCGGCGCGCCTGCTGAAGAGATCGAGCGGTTGCGCCTGTTGGCAGAGTCGCTGTTCCAGGTGGTGTCAGACTACCAGCTTCGGGTGATCGCCAAGGCTCGGGGTAAGGAGCTGCCGCCGCTTCACTAGCCCGTCGATCGGCAGTTGCCCCGGCATGTGCCGCGATAAGATACTGTATCTATATACAGTTAATGGCCGTCCGATATGAGCGCAATCCTCCCACTTGAAGCCGAACACCCGCAGGTTTCGATAGACGAACTGCTCCACCTGCGTGCCCCCAGCGTTTATCTGGTCAAGGTGGACGGAGAAAGCATGCAGGGGGCCGGCATCTACACGGGTGATCTGCTGGTAGTGGATCGCTTAGTCGAGGCGCGATCTGGCCACATCATCATCGCCGCGGTCAACGGAGAGGCCACCTGCAAGCGCATGGTCATCCGTGACAGGCAGGTGGTCCTGATGTCGGAAAACCCGAAGTACCCGTCCCGGTACATTCTCGAAGGGGACCGGTTCGAGGTCTGGGGTGTGGTCACCCACAGCATTCGGGATCATGATCGTCGACTGTGAGCAGGTATATAAAGGAAGGGAAACGGTCGGCAGAACGCCGGATGCAGGCCGGAGCCCGTGGGGAGATTTTCGGGGGATGGTGAAATCGGGTGTGGCACAGTGCGGCACCGTTTGCAGCGAGCGCCCGCTCAAGGCCTTGATCCGTAAGGCTTTAGGTGTATCCCGCACGCATGGGGTGCAAGGGGTCGAGTGTTCGAATCACTCCGTCCCGACCATATATTTCAATGACTTAGGCCATTTCCGAAAGGGATGGCCTTTTTCATATGCGTGATTTTTGCGTGACCTCTCAGGGTTTTACGCCTGCCTCCTCTTCAAAATTGTCAGCGTCGGTCCACGCGAGTCCGTCGCTGAAACTTTGGTTGCCGCCTCTATCAATGCTCCCTCACCCAAGCGGCATCAGTGAATCTCGTGGCTCGCCGGGACCCGCTGAGTTCCAGCGCCGCTCAATGCCGAAGCTCAGGGCGCTACCTCAATACTGTCTTATCCCAAGCTCCGGTCGCTCACGCCTTCCTTTTCGGAAAAGAATAGCCCCGACGAGCACGGCCCTAGCAGGGTGGATAATCGGTAGAACGGGCGGAAGCTACCGAGGCTTCTGCGGAGAGAGAAAGTGGCGAATGCCTTGCTGAAGTACTTGGTGATCGATACGCCCGACAGGAAGAACAACGGCGCGTAACAGCGCAGGAGGAGGCACGAGCCCATGCCCCAAGTTGCATGACGCGAACGACTGCGCCTTTCGACCATCGAACGTTCGTTTAGCGAGCGCCTGTCCAGATGAGGCGATCTCGTATAGGGGATCATCGCTCCATGTTACCGAGTCTTAACTTCCTCAGGATAACGCTGGCACATAGACAACTTGGTCACGCCCCCCATGTTTGGCCGCATAGAGACCGCCGTGAGCGAGCTTTATTGCATCATCAATCTGCTCACCAGAGGGTAGGGGACAAGATGGCATTTCTGTTACTCCACTCCTTGGTTCGTTTTTTCACAAAAGCGGATAGAAAATTCTCAAGCATCTTGGCCAATGCCGCACACGCTCGGCGCCTTCAGGCCAGCCTAAGTAGAAAGCATAGCAAACAGGTTGGCTCTATCCCGGATCTTCCAGTGGGTAATACCTGGCGTTGATCGGCGCGGCTCAATCGGTCGCTCAAGACCTCGACAAACTTCTCAGACCTACAGGTGGCTTGAACAAACGGTTGAGGTTGTCGCCCCTGGCAGCCTTATTGGAAAACCGGTATTGACCTCAAGTTAAGTCGGGGTTTTAGAGTGGCGTCCGGATGCTCTCGCTGCTTTCGGAAACGAACTCACAAAGGACCAGCAATGGACACTCCGACGTCACTGCTGATTTTTCAGATCACCTGCTGCATTGGCTTTAGCCTGTGGCTGAGTATAAGCCTGATCAACAACCTGCAGGCCTTTGCCAGCTCAGCCGGGGCGATCGGGGAGACCATGTCGATGGCGCCGCTGGCCCAACCTCCCGGAATCAGCCTCCCTCTGCTGGTGCGAGCGATGACCCCTCACGCCATCCATCGCTTGGCCTTGTCGATCATAGTGCTGACACAGGCAGCCGCCGTTCTCGCGGCCTGGATCGGGTGCTACGAACTGCTGCTTGGCGCCGGCTTGGAGGTGGCGCGGCCCTGGTTGAACTTGGCCTCGAGCGCAACGCTCAGGTTCCTGCTTGCGATGCTGCTGGGCGGGATATGGTTCGGGTACTGGATGCGCCAGGAAGTGTTGCAACTGACCCATCTGCTGATGATGGTCTGGATCCTGCTGCACTCAGTCGTACTGAATGTGCGGTGGAGTTGA